TGGTTCGACGCGGAAGCGCGCCCGCGGCTCGGAGTGCGTGCCCCGACTTTCAGCCGCGCCTTCGAGTACTTGGACACCTTGGACGGTCCAATGACTATCCTTGAAACCGGTTGCATCCGGAACCCCGGCAACTGGGAGGGCGACGGGCAGAGCACGGTGCTGTGGGATCGGTATGTGCACGAGCGCGCAAACGGATGGTTCGTCTCGGTGGATTTCGACTTCGAGTCCGTGGAGAAAAGCCGCGTCCTAGTTGGACCCAGGTCCAACGTGGACTGCGCGGACAGCGTCATCTGGCTCTCTCGGCAGGAACGGAGGAAGCCCGTTGACCTCCTCTACCTCGACTCCTTCGACTTCGAGATGGACGACCCGATCCCGAGCGCGCTGCATCACCTCAAGGAGCTGTATGCCGCGCTGCCGCTGATCGGGCCTGACACCCTGGTGATGGTGGACGACTCGCCGATCAGCCTGGACGGCACGCCGAGCGGCACGATGCGGATCACGGGTAAGGGTCGGCTGGTCGCGGAGTATGCTGCCGAGTACGGGGCGACGCTCCAGTTCGCGCATTACCAAGTCGGCTGGACCGGCATGCACAAGCGGACCAACGGGGCCGATTCGGTAGAGCGCCTGGTCGAGCGCGCCAAGGAGCATGCCGAGGCCGACCGCACACTGAACGCCGACGTGCTGTTCAAGATGGTACTGCAGCAGACCCTTCCGATGGAGGACAACGCGGACCGCCATGCGCGCGCGGCCGCCTGCGTCTGGTTCGCCCGCAACGCCGTGCTCAAGGGCCTGCACGGCACTGCGGCCGACTGGTATCGACAGGCGCTGGTGGCCGACCCCCTGGGCGTGCACACGCGGCTGGAGCGCATCACCGAGGCTCTCCTGCCCAACAGCGCCTACCGGGAGGCGTTCACCGAGGCCGAGCGCGCGACGCGGATCGCGCCCAAGTACAGCGACGCCTGGCGGGCGCTGGGTCGTGTCGAGTACGAACGCGGCAAGGAGGCGGCGAGCGTCGCGGCCTACCAGCGGCAGCTTGAACTCGCGCCCGATGACCCGAGTGCGGCGCTCGACCGGGCGATCATCGCCTGCGAGGTGGAGGACTATCCGACGGCGCGGACTCTGATTGAGTCCAAGGTTCTTGGCACCGAGCGCACGGCCGACGGCTACGTGGCGCTTGCGACAGCCGCCTATCGCGAGGCCGATTTCTACGAGGCGCTGATACTGTTCGGGGCCGCCGAGTGCGCCGGCTTCCGTGATACCGCCCTCCTCCAATGGAACAAGTCGCTGTCGCTGTTCGCCCTCGGCCGGCTCAAGGAGGGCTGGATCGCGCACGAGTTCCGCAAGGACGTGAAGGACCAGCCGGCGCTGTCCGGCGCGCCCAACCGCTTCACGCTGCCCATGTGGAAGGGCGAACCCGCACCAGCTCGGCTGCACGTCCACCACGAGTCAGGCATGGGCGACAACCTGTGGGCGGCCCGGTTCTTCCCGCGGCTGGTCGACGCCGGCTACGACGTCCGGTACGAGTGCCACGACGACCTTGTCGGCCTGATGCGCCGCAGCTTCCCCGATGTGAACGTGATCCGAGTCGCCGTGGATTGGCCTGGTGCGTTCGGCATCCCGCCGTTCGACTACCACATCCCGGTCGGCAGCCTCGCGCCGGTGTTCGGCGTGGACCTGGACACCGACACGTGGCCCGGACCGTACCTGGTGCCCGATCCGGAGAAGGTTGAGCACTACCGCAAGCTGGTGCCACCGGGATCGATCGGTTTGTGCTGGTCCGCCGGCATCCGGCCTGGCATCGCGGTGCGGCGGTTCGGGCGGCACAAGTCGATGGCTCTGGAGGACATGATGCTCCTGCCGCTGGTGCTGAGCGACCCGTGCTTCGTCTCGCTCCAGGTCGGCCCCGAGCGCGCCGAAGCGGCGCGACAACCGATGGTGAAGGACCTCCTGCCAGCCAAGCCCACCTGGGACGACACCGCGGCCCTGATCGCCTGCCTGGACGCCGTGGTGACGGTGGACACCGGGGTGGCGCACGTCGCAGGGGCGATGGGGAAGCCGGTGTATCTGGCGCAGCACCTTGGCGGTAGCTGGCATTGGCTCACTGGACATGCCGGCACGCGCTACGAGACCGAAAGCCCCTGGTATCCGTCGGTCCGCATCTACCGGCAGCAGAAGGTCGACGAGTGGGGCGACGTGATCGAGCGGATCGCGGCCGATCTGGCGGTGCGCGATGGCTGACGACCGGCACTACAAGCCTGGGGACTGGTACTTTCTGGACGACCGATCCGGCTTCAAGGTCCGCAGTTCGAAGGCTCGTCTGCAGTGGGACAACGTGATGACCTCGGGCACGCACTGGAACCCGCGGCAGCCGCAGGACATGGTCCAGGGGGTGCTGGACCCGCAGGCGGTCCCATGGACACGCTCCCGGCAGGTAAACCAGTTCACCGTCCTCGCCACCTGGGTGACCGCCTTCGCCGCGCGGGGTGCCACATCCCTGTCGGTAAACGCCACCGTCGGCTTCCAGGTCGGGGATCTGTGTCAGGTGCCGCTGGACAACGGGAACATCTACCAGTTCTCGGTGACCGGCATCTCGGGCAATGTGCTACAGTTCGCGGCGCCCGGCTTGCCGAGCGGCTGCGGGGGCACCTTCGCTGACCCGCTCGAAAACACGGTTGTCGACATCACGGCCACCCAACGCGGAGGAACCTTCTCCGATGGCAGCATCACCCACTGAGGCGCCGGTAGAGCGGATTGCGCGGATGATCGCTCGCGACCGAGATCAATCGGAAGACACCTGGGAGCGCCACATCCCGGAGGCCGTCGATGCGTATCTGGCCGACCAGCGCAAGCAGCCCGCAGAGGTCCGCTGATGGCCGTTCTCTCCACCTCGGGCGCCTACGTATATTCCCCGACCTTCATCGACATCGCCTCGGCGACGCTGCGGCTGACGCAGACGATCAACGAGGAGGAGACGGCGACCGGCGCGCAGCTCAACAACACGCTCGCCGCGGCGAATGCCATGATCAAGGGCTGGCAGGTCTCGGGCATCCATCTCTGGTGCGAGGAGGAGTGCATCCTGTTCCCGCAGAAGGGGCAGACGCTCTACTCGCTGGGGTCGAGCAGCACGGACTATGCCACGCTGTATCAGTCGCTCAGCCAGACCTACCTGTCGGCGACGGCTCTGGCCGGCGCATCCAGCGTGACCGTCGCCAACGTGGCCGGCTTTGTGTCGGGCCAGTTCATCGGCATCCAGCTCGACTCGGGCGTCAATTTCTGGACGACGATCAACGGTGCGCCGGCCGGCAACGTGGTGACGCTGACGGCGCCCCTGCCATCCCAGGCCTCCTCAAGCACCACCCAGGTCTGCTGGTCCTATGCAACGCCGCTGGTCCGCCCGCTGCGCTGCTACACCATGCGCCGGTACATCTACGCCTCGGGCATCGAAAACCCGATGATCATGCTGAGTCGGACCGACTACCAGAACCTACCGAACAAGCAGACCCCGGGCACGATCACCCAGGCGTTCTTCGATCCGCAGACCGGCCAGGGTGCCTACCAGGCACCGCTCGCCCAGGTGAACCTCTGGCCGTCGCCGGTCGATTACACCTCGGGCTTCCGGTTCACGGCGCAGCGCCCATTGCAGGACCTGGCGAACCTCGCGAACCTGCCGGACCTACCCGTCGAGTGGACCGCAGCGATCAAATGGAACCTCGCGCAAGAGGTCATGGGCGAGCTGGGCACCCCGACGGACCAGCAGCAGCTCATCAACACGATGGCGCCGATGTGGTTTCAGCGGATCCAGCAGTGGGATCGTGAGCCGGAAGGCATCCGGTTCGGCGTGGCGTTCGAGCCGGGCTATCGGGTCGGCATCTGATGCGGACATTCGACACCGGGAGCGCGCTGTTCGGCATTGAAGCGCCTGCCGCGCGCACGATGGGTTCTCACCAGTCCGCGGCCGCTCAAAGCACGACTTGGCTGACGCCGCCCGAGATCATCCTCGCGCTCGGTCCGTTTGACCTCGATCCGTGCGCCTGTCCGTTGCCGCGACCTTGGCCGACTGCCGCGACGCAGTGGACTCGCGCCGATGGCTCCCTGGCGCGCGCATGGACCGGTCGGGTGTGGCTCAATCCGCCATTCGGCCCCAAGGACGTCGTGACGGCCTTCATGCGTCGGATGGCCGACCACAACCACGGCACCGCGTTGCTGTTCGCTCGCACCGAGACCGCGCTGTTCTTCGAGACCGTGTGGGGTAAAGCGTCGGCGCTCCTGTTCCTGAAGGGGCGCCCGCATTTCCACCGCGCCGATGGGAAGCGCGCACGGGCCAACAGCGGAGCGCCGGTGGTGCTGATCGCGTACGGCGTATCCGATGCGGAACGCCTCCGGGCCTCCGGACTGCCGGGTGCCTGGGTCGCCCTCTGATGCCTCCCTTCCAATTTGCTGCGGCCGCATACCAAGCCCGAAGCACGCAGCTTCTCGCGCAGCAGTGCATCAACGCCTTCGTCGAGACGACGCCCAAGGACGCCAAGACACCGGTCCCGATCTATGGCACGCCCGGCCTGAGCGTCTTCATCCGCGCCGGTAACGGGCCGATCAACGGCGCGTGGGTGATGGCGGGGAACCTGTATTTCCTGTCGGGCGGCGCGCTGTACGAGGTGCTGGCATCCAGCGTCATGACCAATCCCGACGGGTCGGTGTCGGCCTCGGCCACGCTGATCGGCCAGACCACCATCGGCGGGATCGCGTCGCTCGCGGATAACGGCCTGCAGCTCGTAATGGTCGACGGCTCGGCCGGCTGGATTTACCAGCCTGGCGGCCTGAACCTGGTCACCACCGCCACGGACAGCCCGGCCAATGTGGTCACGGCCACGGTTCAGGGCACCACCACCAATGGCGACGTCGTCAGCCTGGTGGCGACAGCCGCTCAAATCTCGGGCTCGCCGGTGACCGTTCAGGCGACCTCCAGCCCGTCGTCGAACACCGCGACCATCGCTCAGGCTCTGGCGGCGGCGATCAACGGCAACGGCTCATTCTCGGCGGCCGGCGTATCGGCGCTGGTCAACGGATCCACCATCGCGCTCAGCGGGCCGGCGACCTATTCGATCGCCTGGACCTCGTCGACGTCCGGCGCGGCCACCGAGTACGTCACCTTCGGCTCGGCGGTTGTCCAGGGCGCCACCCAGGTCGCTGCCAACATCACCGGCACAGTCACCGCAGGCGATACGCTCCTGATCCCCTTGGACAGCGGCGCCACCTTCACCACCACGGCGACCCAGACCGTCGGGCCGTCGAGCGGCATCCTGTACTGGGCCGATCCGCTGCCGTCGCAGGTCAGCGCGGGCGCGGCGATTATCGACCCGGGCAACTACCTCGCGCAGATCGAAGCCCCCGCCTTCATGCCGGCGAACGTCGTCACGTACATGGACGGCTACTTCGTCTTCAACGCCTCGGGAACGCGGCAATTCTTCCTGTCGGGAATCAACGACGGGACGCAGTACAGCGGCCTGGACTTCGCCACCGCGACGGCGAACACGGGCGACGTCATGACCGTGGTGAATTTCCACGAGCAGCTGCTGATTATGACCAACAAGCCGAGCATCGAGGTCTGGTACGACTCCGGGGCGTCGGCCTTTCCCTTCCAGCGATATGACGGGGCCTACATCCAGCGCGGGATCGCGGCGTCGCTCGCCTTCTGCTCCGAGGACAACACCGTCTTCTGGATGGGGGACGACGGGATCGTGTACCGGCTCAATGGCTTCCTGCCGCAGCGGATCAGCACGTTCGCCATGGAGCATGCCTGGGCGCAGTATCCGCAGCGCTACCTCGACTGCTTCATGTTCGTGCTGGACCAGGAGGGCCACAAATTCGTGGTCTGCCAGTTCCCGTCGGGCAACCAGACCTGGGTGTACGACATCTCGACGCAGCTTTGGCACCAGCGGGAAAGCTGGGGTACGCCTTGGGTGTGAGGGTGCGCATTGCGTCCTGCGCGTGACGGACTCGCTCGCCCAGTTACGGGGTGCCGGGTCGCAACTCCCAGCCTAAACCATACCGTCGGACTGATCGCGCCGCGGACGCGACCCACCCGCAGCGACGGTATAGCACATCGCGCCAGACTGCGGCATATTCCCATCACGCACGCCGCGCCAGCAGCCGCGGCTCCCCTGATACAGCGGAGCATCGGCCATGCCCAACTATGCGATCAACAACGAACTCGGCGGCACCCAGCAGAACCTGACCTCGACCTACAAGACCCTGGTCGCGGCCACAGCGCAGACCACCGGACTCAAGCGGTTCAAGGTCTATGACATCCTGATCGGCACCGACGGCACGCCGGCGGACAACGCCATCGACTTCGACGTGGTGCGCCAGACCGCGGCGGGCACCTCGACCCCGGTGGTTCCGCAGGCGTTGGACCCGGCCGACGGCGCGGCCGTGACGGTCGGCAGCGTGAACTTCACCGCCGAGGGCACGACCACCTCGTCCAGCCAGGTGCTGTTCCTCGGCATCAACCAGCGTGCGTCCTACCGCTGGGTGTGCGCGCCGGGCTCCGAACTTGTGGCGCCAGCGACCAACCTGGCCGGCTTCGCGATGCGGATGAAGTCGGCGGCGTACACCTCGACGGCGACCTGCGCGACCCTGATCAGCGAGTGATCGGTGCGGAACGCGGGCGGCTACGGGCAGATCATCTGCGACGATCCGCAGCGCGCGGTCGTCGTCGATAAGCTGTCCGGGCAGCGGCTGCCGCCGGAAGTCGACACGTTCGGGTGCCGTCATTGCAATCGGGTGGTGTTCGTCCCGGTCAAGGCCGATCCGGCGACCATCGGCGGCATGTGCTACGGCTGCATGGGGCTGATCTGCTCGGGCTGCGTGGCGACCGGCAAGTGCGACCCGCTGGAGGCCAAGTTGGAGCGCATGGAGCGCCGGCAGGACACGCTGCGATCGTACGGCATGGCATAGGAGAGCACAGTGAGCGGCAGCGATTCCTGGGCACAGCTTTCGACGGCACAGCAGAACGAAATCCTCGCCTTCATGCCGATGTTCAGGTCGAACATCAGCGCATTGGCGATCTCGCTGCGGGTGCTGAACGAGTACATGAACCTATGGAACAACGGCGGCCTCTCGGCATTGGTCAGTGTCTTGGCGCCGTCGACGACGATCCCCGACACTACGGGATTGGCTGGAGCACAACCTCTCCTAGCGTCGGATGTGACAGGCACCATGACCAGCGCGCAGGGCTTGCTCGCATCCTACTACGCCGCGGCGGATCTGGCGGAGTTCGTGAAGATCGCCGGACCGCCGAACGTCTAGCCAATGGCCATCAACGCAACGGCTGTATGGCGGGTTCGGCCGAGTGGCTCCAACACAAACGGGGGTGGCTACGATGCCGGCATAGTTGGCGCCGGGACCGACTACTCGCAGCAGAACTCGGCACAGGCTAGTGGGACGCACGGGACTGCTACAGGCACCACGGCATTCAGCGATACTGTGGCAGCGAACTTCACATCGGCGATGGTGGGGAACGCGCTCTATATAACTGGCACAGGATTGACAACTGGGTTTTACTTCTGCACCGCTTACAGCAGCGCCACCGCCATTACTCTCGATCGTTCTCCCGGGACTGGCACGGTTGGGACTTGGCATCTTGGTGGCGGCTGGGCGGACTTCTGGACGAACACGACGAGCAGCGGTCCGTTGGTGCCTGGAAACACTGTCTACATTCTCGGCAGCGGTGTGCCGAACCCATCATCCTATACCTATGATTATTCCCCATCGACCTACTTCACACCAGCTTCCGGGTCGAGTACGACCGGCAGCATCACCTTCGCTGGCGATCCATCCACTCCGAACTACTCAACCGGCGGAATGCCTTGCATCAAGACGCAAGGGTTACTATTCTTCAGCAACGCTTACATTATCATGCAGAGCCTATATTTTGTGTGCGCTGCGGCAAATTTTGGGTCTGATGGTATAGCCGGTGGCAATAGTGGTTCACTACAGGTAATAAAAAGCTGCGTTCTCGACCAGTTCGGATACGACGTTGCGCTTTCTGGGACAGGCTCCGGAGTTGCCGCACATATTTTTTCCTCTGAGGTATTCAGCTCCCAAGCCAAGGTATCGACGAACGCCAACTACGCTATCGGGTTGATCCAGGCCTATGGTTGTATCCTGCAAAATTGTAATATCCACGATTGCATTGGCCCAGCGGTCACCATATCGAGAATGGCGAGTGTAACCGGAAATATCATCGCAAAGAATGGCGGGGTTGGGCTACTCATAAGCAATGGAGGGTCGAACTTTTTTCAGCATGTCAGCAACAACACGATCGACGCTAATGTTGGTAACGGGATAGAGTTCGACTCTCAACAGAGTCTGGCTGTAACAACCTGCATTAACAACATCATCTCGGGACACGTAACGGCCTCGACCTATGGCCTGACGGTAGACTCTGGGACGGCTGCGGCGAACACCCTCGTGGCTCTGTTCTGCGATTACAACACTTTCTACAACAACGCGACCAACTACAACGCCATTAGCGCAGGCCCGCACGACACGGCTCTCGGCACGACCCCTTACGTAGCCCAATCCACTGAAAACTACACGCTGGCATAGATGACCGTCCTCACACCCAGCAACGCCCTGCCGGGTGCACCGTTCCAGCAGCATCTCGCGAGCCAAACGACCACCGTTACGTCCTACGTCTACCCCGGCGCGGTCCAGCCTCAATCCACATTGCCTGCGGTGCTGTCCTACACGAACGCGCTGCCGAATGCGCCCTTTCCACAGCACCTCGCCGGCCAGACCACGACCGTCCAGGCGTTCATTTTCCCTGGGGCGGTGCAGCCGAGCGCCGCTGGGGCTGCATTCACCTGGCTCGGCATGACGCCGCTGAGCGAGCCGATTCGCCTGAACCCGGAGATGGTGGGCTACTGAGGTGGCCCGGACGCTTTACCAAATCCACGCTGAGCCGCAGCGCGCCTATAAGACGATCACGTTCAATTCGTCGGGGCATTTCACGGTCCCGCAGGACTGGAACAACAACGACTTCACGATCGACGGGTGGGGGCCGGGTGGTAACTCGGCTGCTGGCACCACGACGGGTGCCGGCGGCGCTGGCGGTTCTGGTGGGTGGTCGCGGCTCGACCCTCGGGTAACGCCGCACACCCTGATCCCGGGCACGACCTACCAGGTCGTCATCGGCGCGGCCGGGTCTGGCACCGCGACGTCGCTTGGTGCGCTGCTGGTTGCCAACGCGGGCGGCAACGCTTCGGGGATCACCGGCGGCACGGGCGCGACCGCGGGCACGGGGGACCAGACGCGGGCCGGCACGACGGGGGCGGCGGGTACCTCACTCCTCGTTGGTGGTGCCGGCGGCACAGGCGCCCCAGGGCCGCTCGGGTTGGGCGCGGCAGGAGGGGCCTCGGCAACCTCAAACACCGGTGGCAACGGCGGCGGCGGCGCGGACGGTGGTTCTGTTGGATCACAGTCGGCCATCAACGTCGGGGGCAACGGGGGCAACAACGCATCGGGGGCCGGGAGCGGCGCTGGTGGGCCCAGCAACAACACCTCCGGGTCTCCCGGCACGCTCGGCGGCGGCGGTGGGGGCGCTGGCGCCGGGGGTGCTGGCGTCGGTGGCATCGGCAGCGCGGCAGCGTCGGGCGCCGGGTCGGGCGGCGGTGGTGGAGCGGACAGCGGATCGACCTCCAACCACGGTGGAGCGGCCGGCGGCTATGGCGCGTCTGGTGGCGCTGGCGGCGCGGGCACGACCTCGGGTGGCGCTGCCGGTGCGTCCGCCGCCGGCGGCATCATCATCACGTACCTGCCGACGACGAACCAAGAGTTCACCGTCGCGAGTTGGTCGCCGGTCCTCGACATCCCGCAGATGCAGCCGGTCGGCTTGCGGGCGTGGCTGCAAGAGTTCGGGACCGGCCAGCCTGTAATACCGCCGGCGTCGCTGCCGCGGCTTGGCTGGCGCGAGCCGCTGTCCGAGCCACCGGTTCGGCCGTGGCTTCTGGCTGCCCAGCAGCAGGTGTGGGGCGGCCCGGTCGCGCCCGCAACAGTTGTCGTTACCGTCAACCTTGGTTGGTTTGAGCCGCTGTCTGAGCCGGTGCGGCTCCCTGCCGCGCTGCCCGCCAGCGAGCAGAGGGCCGATACCGAGCCTGTGCGGCCACCGCAGCCCCCCGTCCAGTTCTACGAGCCGCTGTCGGAGCCCTACCCGGCGACGCGCGGGCTCCCAGCGACTGAGCAACAGGCATGGGCCGGGCCGATCGCTCCACCGCAGCCGCCGGCGCAGTTCTTCGAGGCGCTGAGCGAGCCTGTCCGTCAGCCGGTCGCGCTACCTGCCGATCAGCAGCAGTTCGCTGCGGCACCCGTCGCGCCGCCTGTCGCGCCTCTGTTCCCACATGAGCCGCTCAGTGAGCCGACGCCGCGGCCGTGGTTGCTGACCGCACAACAGCAGGCCTGGACAGGACCAATCGCTCCGGTCAGCGCCGCGGTCACGGTCAGCATTGGCTGGTACGGTCCGCTGTCCGAGCCGGTCCGGTTCGCCTCGTTCCTGACGGCCTGGCACGTCGCCGCGGCCGGCCCTGTGGCGCCCCCGCAGCCGCCCGCTCAGTTTTTTGAGCCACTATCGGAACCGCCCGGCAGACCGTGGCTCCCAGCGGCTCAGCAGATTGCCTGGACAGGACCGCAGATCGCGCCGGCCGCGCCCGCACCGGCGATCAAATATGAACCGTTGTCCGAACCGCCCCTGCGGCCATGGCTGCTTCCGGCGCAGCAACAGGCGTGGACCGGCCCGGCGACTAAGCCGATCTACCCGGTCAAGCTCTACCCGCCGCTCAATGAGCCGCCGACACGACCCTGGCTGCCGGTCACTCAGCAGCGCGCCTACACCGGGCCAGAACTGTCGCAACCGAACAAGGTGCCCCCGCTCGGCTGGTTGGTTGGTCTGAGCGAACCTGTCCGTCAGCCGCTTGGATTGCTCGCCTGCCAGCAGCTTGTGTGGGCCAGCGAGATCATCATCCCGCCGCCGCCGGAGCCAGTCACGCCGCCGACGCTCGGCTCTTGGCGCGGCCAAGTCGGGATCAACTGGCTCGGGATGGCGCTGGTGGGTGACGCGTACACCGGCGTGATGGGTCTGTCGGACTTCGGCTCATTCACCGAGTACGGCAACACCATGCGGTTGCTGGTGACGAGCCCGCCGATCCACGAGGACCGCAGGCGCGTTTTCATCCGCCGGTTCGAGGTCGATGTGCAGAGCGGCGTCGGCACCGCAGCGGTCACGCAGTCGCGTGGTGGGCCCGGGCCAGTGTCGATCATGGTGTCATGGAGCGCGGTGCCGACGCCGCCGTCCCCGGTCACCGTTCTGTCCTACACGCTGCAATGGTCGCCACATGGGTTGAACCAGTGGCAGACGATCACCGGCCTCGGGCTGACCGCGACGATCAGCAACCTGACGTCAGGTGCGACCTACGACTTCCAGGTGGCGGCGCTCTACAGCAACGGCCAAGGGCCTTGGTCATCTATCGCCATTGGCGGCCCATGCCTCGGCGCGCCGGCGGGCACCTTCACGATCCCGGCGGCGACCAACCCCAACCTGATGCTGGACTGGTCCGGCAATGGCGGCATGACCTGGAGCGAACAGAACATCTGGCGGCAGATGGGCGCCGTCGGGCAGTACAAGCGCCGCCTGCGGTGGCTGAATCTCGGGCAGTCGCGGTCCTGGGTGCTGCGTTTGACCTGCACGGACCCGGTGCGCCGTGCGATCATCGGCACCTATCTCGACGTCGGCGTGGGAGGGATGTGAGCCGTGGGCGCGTTCAGTGGGCACCAATACTGGGGCATCACCACCACTGCGACCGGTGGGAACACGCCAGTTTCCATCGGGTCGGTTGCATTTCGCGTTACGTCGGGCGGCGCATCGCAGACTATGGGGCCGGCTGCATCCGCGGAGATATCAGGCTCCGACGGCATGGCGTATCAGGCCTTTGACGGCAGCTCGACGACCTGGTGGGTCACTAGTTCCGGGACGCAGTGGATCGGCTGGTATTTCGGCGCGCTGGGCGCGCAGGTCGTCTACGAGTTCGCGGTCACGGTGCCGAGCACGGGATTTGCGTACGACTTCGGGCCGGGCACGTTCAACCTCGACTATTCGGATGACGGATCGAGCTGGACCACGGGCGCCTCGTTTAGCGGCATCACATGGTCATCCGGGCAGACGCAGACCTTCGCCACCGGCGCCGCGTCGGCGCACCTGTACTGGCGCATCAACACCAGCGCAACGCAGGAGGGTGTGGGGTCGGCCATCTACATCGCTAACATCGCGCTGCACGCCACGTCCGGAGGGGCGAACCTAGTTCAAGGGACGGCGACCGCCACCAGCGTCCTGACCAATTCCAACACCGATTCCGCATCAAGCGCGGCGGAGTTCGCGCCGGTCGTGGGCTCGTGGCAGGCCAACACCGGTGTCTCGGCAGCGTCCTGGTATTACAACTTCGGCGCCGGTCTGACGCCCAATATCGTCGAGGTCGCTATGACCGGCGCCGGAGGGGCAAACGCAAACGACTCGCAGAGCCCGACCGCATTTTCGGTGATCTACTCCGACGACGGCGTGACCTGGTACACGGCCTATTCCTTTTCTGGCGTCACCTGGTCATCGAAGTATCAGGTCCGAGTATTCGACATTCCGCAGCCGCCGAACACACCCGTTGATCTGTCCGTCGGAAGCGCCACAAACGCAAGCCTGACGGCCTCATGGGTGGACGGCGGCGGGGGGACGACCGTTTCCTATACGCTGCAATACCGCGTGACCGGCACGGGGCCGTGGACGCAGATCACTGGAATTGTCGGGCTGAGCCAGTACGTCTTTCCGCTCCTGTCGGGGACCGAGTACGACTTCCAGGTGCAAGCGGTGAACGCGGCGGGCAGCAGCGCCTTCACCGCGACGGTCAACGGCACTACGCTCGCCTTCACACCGGTCTACCCGACGAATCTCGCGACCGCCTGCGTGGTCCCCGTTGGCTGATCTCGGTTACATCTCCTGGTTCGAGCCGCTCAGCCTGCCAGTGCGGCAGGTTCCGGGGCTCCCCGCGGTCGAGCAGCTTGCGTTTGCCCGCGGCTTCTACCCGCTGCCGGCGCCCTATTTGCCGTCGTGGTTCGAGGCGCTGTCCGAGCCGCGGCGCTACCCGCCGATCCTGATCCCGGGCCAGCAGCGCTTCGACTTCCGGCCGATCGCCGCGCCGCCGATCTCGGCGCCTGGAGTGCCCATCGACCTCTATGGGACGCCGGTCGCGACCTCGATCAACGTGTTCTGGACGCCGGGCGGCGGGGACGCATGGACCAGCTTCACGCTGCAATGGCGGCTGCTCGGCGCGTCGTCATGGAACACCGTCACCGGCATCCTGACGACGTCATACGTCATCACTGGGCTGACCGCGGATACCAGCTACCAGATCCAGGTCGAGGCGCTGAACACGGCTGGCGCCAGCGCGTTCGCCGGGCCGATCACGGTCACTACCCTGACGCCACCGTCGCCGGTCCAGGTGCCGACGCTTGGGGCCTGGCGCGGGGTCTGCGGAATCAACTGGCTGGGCTTCGCGCTGGTGGGAGACGGCTTCTCCAATGTGCTCGGCCGGTCCGACTTCGCCAACTTCACGGAGTACGGGAACACCATGCGGCTCCTGGTCACGTCGCCGCCGATCCAGGGCAACCGATACCGGATGTTCATCCGCAAATTCGAGGTAGAGGTCCAGGCCGGCGTGGGCGATACCGCGGCGCCGAACCCGCAGATGATGCTCGACTACTCGCGCGACGCCGGGGAGACCTTCGGGCCGCTGATCATCTGGCGGTCCATGGGCGTGACCGGCGACTACACAGCGCGGCTTCGGTGGCTGTCGCTCGGCTCGTCGCGCGAGTGGGTGCTTCGGCTGACATGCACCGATCCGGTCAGGCGCGCTATCATCGGGACGTATCTGGACGCCAAGGAGGGCACCGGCTGATGGGCACTGCAGCGGATCGAGATGCCGCCATTCGGCGCGCGCTCATGCGAGAGGCTCACCGAATGGTCTGGGAATGTCGTGGACGTGCCGCGAGATGTCGCTTGGGGTACTGGGTTGCATTGGCCCGCTACGCCCTGGCGAGAATGGAGCGGGGCCTCTGGCGCACGCTGACGGGCTGCTGATGTCCACCACGACCAGCACGCCGCAGACCCAGCCGCCGCAGGGCCAGCCAATCGCGGACACGACGACCGGCAACCCGACGATGCAGATGGTCCAGTGGATGCAGCGCATCCAGAACCAAGTGAACTTCCTCACGGCGCAGAACACGTCGCTCCAGGCTGCGGTGACCGCGTTGCAGAGTCCCGCGGCCGGCAGCGTCACGACCGGGACCGGCTGACAGCGTTGGCGCGCGGCGCGATCCCGCGCTATCGTGCGTGAGAGGCCCAGCAGCGCCCACACCGCCGGAGCGCCGCGATGGCTGCCTTGCCCCCCTGCCTGGTGATCGGGACGCCGCGTAGCCGCACGGCATGGCTGAGCGCCTTCCTGAGCACACCTGAGCGGCCTTTCGTCCATGAGCCGTCGGTGCACTGGAAGGGACTGGGCGACCTGTACGGCTTCCTCGACGGCGCCGGGTGCGCCAGCGACTCGGGCCTGACCCTGTTCTGGAAAGAGGCTGTGGCGCACCGGCCCGACACGCGGCTGATCGTAGTGCGGCGCGACCCTGTCGCCGTGACGGCGAGCTTCCTGCGGATCGGCTTCCCGGCTCAGCAGAAGATGGACCTGTACCAAGGCGTCTATCGCATCTGGCGCGAGGCCGTGGTCGCCTCAGCGCACCACTATGCGATGACCGTGCCGTTCAACAACATGCGGAGAGCGAGCATCTGCGGCGCGATCTACCGGCAGGCGCACTGGACGAAGGCGCCGCGGGGCTACGTTGGTCCCTGGCTCGGGCAGAACATCCAAGCTGACATGGCGACGCAGTTGGCCGCGGCGGCTGCCAACGCGACCGGCTTCCCGGCGCTCCTGCAAGCCCGACTGCATCCCGTGATGGAGGCGGCCTGACATGCCCTGGATCGGTGGCGCGATCGCGGCTGGCGGGTCACTGCTCAGCGGCATCATGGGATCAAATGCGGCGAACAAGGCCGCACAGGAGGAGGTCGCCCAGCAGCAGCAGGCCCTCCAATTCCAGCAGAGCGTGTACGGCCAGACCGTCCAGAACCTCTCGCCCTACGTCGCCAGCGGCAACACGGCGCTGCAATCCGTCATGGGACTGCTCGGCCTCGGCGGCACCGGGCAGAACGCCAATGCAGCGACCGCATTCAAGGGCTTCACCGGCACGCCGTTCTACCAATTCCCGTTGCAGCAGGGGAACCTCGCGCTGAACCGGCAGCTCGCGTCGGCAGGCCTGACCGGCTCGGGTGCGGCGCTCAAGGACGCGACGGCGTACAACCAAGGCTACGCCAGCCAGGGCCTCGGGTCGTACCTGCAGCAGCTTCTTGGCCTGTCGAACCAGGGCGAGAACGCGGCGGCGCTGCAAGGAAGCCAGGGAAATGTGGCGAGCGGCACCCTGGCAAGCCTTCTGACAGGCATCGGCCAGTCGCAGGCGTCGGGGACCATGGGGTCGTTTAACGCCTTGAACCAAGGATTCCAGGGCGCCTCCGGATCGCTGCTCGGCAACAACAACGGCACGATTGGCGGCCCTAACAGCGCCATTGGCAGCCTTTTCAGTCAGATCGGTGGTCTGTTCTCGCCGCAGTCCGGGTCGGCCTACCAGATGCTGCCAGCCGCACAGAACCCAAGCTATGGGGGCGCCGCACCGGCGGGCGGTCTGACGTGAGCGGCTACACCGGCAACGCGACCCCGCTGGACGTTGGGACGACCTTCGGGCCGCTCGACGCGCTGGCGAAGTGGGGGCAGGTCCAGCAGCAGGGCGCGCAGACGTCGCTGCTCGGGGAGCAAGCAACCGCCGCTCAGATCGCCAACCAGCGCAACCAGATGCTGCTCGGATTGTTCGGTGGGGCGATCAACGGTGGGCAGCCAGGGATTCCGAATGGCGGCGGAAGCGCGCTACCAGGGGCGGCGTCGGGGGGCAGTGCTCTACCAGCAGGTCTTCCGCCGGGCATTCCTCCGCCGCAGCAGGTCAGCACGTCGGGCGCTATCGGGACATCCTTCGGTCCGCCAGTGACCCCGATGCAGTATGCGACCGCGGTCGCGGCAGCGATGAACGGCGGCGACTTCAATGGCTCGATCGCCAAGGCGATCACCGTCAACCACCAGATCATCGCCTCCACGCTCGCGCAGGCCGGGAACCCGAACGACCCTGACCCGGCCAAGGCCGCACAGGCACAGCAGGCGATCCGCGTTGCGGCGGCCGATCTCCAGAGACAAGGGCTGATCGGTGACGCAGGCTACCAAGCCCTGAACCGCGACCCTGGCCACGCATTGCTGACGATCAAGGCGATGGGCGACCCGAACAACCAGATCAATATCGCTCTGGAGGAGGCCAAGGCCGGTCTCTCGCAGAACAACAGCGGGCAGTACGGGCCGAACGCTGGCGCCAATGCCGCGCAAGCCCAACTCGCCAGCAGCAAAGCTATTGCCGGTCGCACGGGCGAGTCGGTCACGGTCAAGGTCCCGGGGCCCGGCAACACCATCGTCGAACAGCAGGCTCGGGTCATGCCAGACGGCTCGTACGTCGGCCTCAACGGCAAGCCGCTGGTCGGCGCGATCCCGGTCGCCGGGGCTTCCAGCGCAACTGCCGGACCGGCGGGCTCGTTCGACGCTCTGCCGCCAGCACAGCAGGCTATGGTCAAGCAGGTCGCCGCGGCGCATGGCGAGGACCCGAACGTGGTCGCGGCGCAGTGGAAGTTGGAGGACGCGACGCGGTTGAACCCGACGGTCGGCGATGGTGGAAAGAGCTTTGGCCCGCTTCAGATGCAGCAGGGCGCGCTGGACGACTACAACAAGGCGCACGGAACGAACCTCACCCTGGACGACCTTCAGGCATCGCCGCGCCTCGGCCTGGACGTCGGCACGGATTACCGCGTCTCCCAGGCCAAGGCATTCGGCAACAATCCGGTGCTCGGCGCGATGGCTCACAACTGGGGGCCGCAGAAGGTTGTCGACTGGCGCGCGGCTGGCTCGGACCCGAACGCCGTCCCGCCGGCCGTGCAACGGTATGTCACGGCGATGTATGGCCCGAACGCGATGGGCATGGCGCAGGCGCCGCCCCCCGCCGGAGGCACGCAAGCGGCTGCTGCGGCCACCCCCGCTCCGGCGGCGCCGGCGACGACCGGTATCGGCACCAGCGCTCCGCAGTTCACGCCCCAGCAGCAGGTCGCGGTCGACCAGGACAAGGCCCTGCTGGCGCACGATGCTCCGCTGGTGGCCGACGCGCAGACCGCGGCCATGAAGGCCCAGGGATCGGCTGCCGTGGTGTTGGACCTGCGCCAGCGTGCGGCGTCAGATCCAGCAGCATTCGGAAGCGCCGGCGACTGGCGCACCTCGATCGGCAACACCCTGGCGACCTTCGGCCCTCAGTGGGCGCAGGACTTCGCCAAGTGGTCCACGGACAACAAGATCGACCCCTCGACTACCGCGGGGCGCCAGGCGATGGGCAAGGAGTTTTTCAGCCTGGTGACCAATGCTGAGCAGCAGCTTGGCGGCCGGCCGGGGGCGATGCTGACACAGTACTTCTCCAAGGCGATGCCGAACATCAACATGCAGGGCGACGCCGTGAAGGAGATGCTGAATTTCGTCCTGGTCGGCAACCAGATGGCCCGCGACTACGGCCAGGGCGCGGCGGCGCACTTCAACGCCGCGAGCGCAGCTTTCCCGGCGCAGGATCCGCTGACAGATCGGTACAAGCCGCTGACCCAGTACGATGAGCAATGGACGGCGCCGGGCTCGGTCAGTTCGCCAAACGTCTACGAGGGGGCTTCGAACATCCTGAACGGCCGGCCGTACGACATCTGGTCCAAGGGCCTGACGCGCGCGCAGGCCGCCGACCAGCAGGCCGAGGCGCTGCGGATCGCGCTGCGGGCTGACCCATCGTTCAAGCTCGGCGCAGGCCAGTTGCCAGCCCGAGCGCCGGCGCCGATCGCGCCGCCGATGCAGCAGGCGGCCGGTCCCTGATGCCGCCGCTGGATGATCTCGCCACCGCCGCCGGGCTGACGGCAAACCCCGATGGAACGTGGAGTCTGCCCGCGACAGGGCCAACAGCCAATGCTCCGGCACCCGCGGCCGCCGGTGTTCCGATCCCGCCTCTGGCACCCGGCGTCACCGAACTACCGACGGTCCACGTCCATGCGAAGGCGCCCGCACCGACCGGCGCGCCCGTCGTCTCTGCGGGCGCCACACCGACCTCCGGACCACCCGACCTCGCCACCGCTGCTGGCCTGGTCGAACTGCCTGATGGGACATGGGGGCTGCCGGGAACCGCTGCGCAGGCGCCGGCTGCCACGCCAGCCGCTGTCACAAAGCCGCTTCCGGGACCGACGCCAGAAGCCGCAGAGATGCAGCAGCAGCCGTGGTTCCAGGACATGTACAACAACGTCAAGCAGGGGGCGAACACGGCAGGGCTTGAGGAGGAGATGCTGCACGGCTCATCCCTCGGCCTAAGCGATCTGCTGGTGCCTGTGGTGCCGGCAGCGATCCACGCGCTGACGACCGGAATGCCGTTCTCGCAGGCTTACGATCTGGCGCAGCAGACCATGCAGGCGCCACGCAAGGAGTTCGAAGCTGAGCATCCGGATGCCTCGATGGTCACCTCGATGGCGTCTGGCATCCCCGCGACGAAAGTGCTGGCGCCGCTGTTCGCGGGTGCCCAGGCGGGTGCGCCGGCGCTCCAGCGTATCCTGATGGGGATGAAGAACCTTGCACTCGGCGGCGCGGCGGGGGGGGCCAGTAGCTACCTGATGACCGACGGGACGCAGCAGCAGAAGCTCGAGGCCGCGAAAGAGGGCGCTGAGCTCGGCGGGGGACTGACCGGGGCAGCACAGGTGCTCGGCCCGACCGCGAGCGCCGTGGGCCGCTACGTCAGTTCCGCGCTGCGGCCGAACGCCAACGTGGACGCGATGGCGGGGAACGTGCTGCTCCAGCGCGCCGGCGGCACGGCGCCGACCATGGAAGCTCCGGCGATTCCCGGGATGCCTCTCGGCATCGGGGGGGCATTCAATAATCCCGGCTTCGCAGCCATGGAACGCGAGACGAACCAGGTCGAACCGATCGGCGCGAACCAGATCAGGGCCGCACAGAACCAGGCGGTGGTCGAGCATGCCACGACACCGCAGGCTGGCGGCGTCCAACTGGCGACCCGCATGGAGCCGGGCGAGGCTTCAACGAACGTCGTCACCGGCATGCAGAAGGCGAACGAGGTCCTGCGCGCCGAGGAGCGCCGACGGTGGAATGTCGATCCCCTCGCGCAGATGAAGCCCGACCTCCAAGCGGTGAAGGACCGAGTCGCCAAGGCGCTCGGGCGCCTTCCGCTCCGGGTGCAGCGCGCAATCGAGAATAACGCCGACCTGAAGGGCACGCTGGGCGACCTGCAGGGCATGGCCGATGGGGCAACACTGGCAGACGTCAACGACATCCGCAGCGACCTTCTGACGGTTGCGCGCACGCTGCCGCGCACCGAAGGATTGGCCCGCCGCGCGGCGAACATCGCGGCGAAAGAGGTGCTCGACGCGCTTGAGGACAACCCCGAGATGAAGGCCGACCCGCGCGCGTGGGCGGCATACAAGGCCGCGCGCGGTTACAGCGCCCGTATGTGGGACGTCATGGGGCACGACGAGTTCCAGTCGATGCTTAGGACCAACCGCTTCGGCAATCAGGCCGGCGACGCCGGGACGCTGGCGGCGCAGCTGTTCAACCTGAGCGCAGGGACGGAGGTGACGCCGGGCGGTATCGCTGGCATCGGCAGGATGCTCGACCAGGTGCAGCGACAGTGGACTGCGTTGCGTGCGGCCGGCGTCGGCGCGGGGTTGGACCCAGTCACAGCGACTGCGGCGCGTGAGGAGCTGACCAACGGGGCGCGCGACTTCATCATCAACAAGATGCTCGACGCGGCCCTGTCGAACACCAGAGACACGACCGGCGCGCAGAACACCCTCATGGCGCGGCTGTCCGACTGGATCGACACGAACAAAGGCTGGGTCAGTCGAAGCCGGCTGTTCGACCAGAACCAACTCGACCTGCTGGACAACATCCGACGCGCCGCGATCCAGGCCGCGCGCACCGAGGATCTGAAGGGCGGTCCCGGGAGTCCGACCTTCGCGCTCCTGAAAGGCGACCGCTTTGTCGATGCCTTCCTCGGCCCGTTCCTCGGGCGCGCGATTACGACCGTCGGCGGCATCGGGCTCGGCGCCGCGCTCACGGCAGCGTTCGGTGAGGCTGGCATCGGCGGCATGATCGGCGCGGAACTCGTCGGCGCCGGCGTCGGTGGGGCGGCCGGACATACCGGCCAGACGATCCTTCAGCGGCTCTATGCGCAGCCTCGTGAGGCGATCCTTGCCCGGTTGCAGGAAGCGACGCGCGATCCGCAGATCGCCCACGACCTGATGATGGCGGCCACCGCAGCCAATGCTAAGCGGATGTCGCCGGCCACCATCCAGCTGCTAAGGTCGGCATTGGCGATTGAGCCGCCCGCTCAGGTGATGTCGCGCTTCGGCCCTGGCTCACAGCAGTAGGACCGTCGAACAGCGCGATACCGCTGCACAGCGCCGACAGCGCGACCCAGACGAACGCCGGATAAATCAGGATCGCGAGCATTTTTCTTTTCCCTTTGCCGCTTCCTCTCTCAGTCTCAGTACACCGGCCGCCAGGTCGCGTCGCAACCTCTCTATCAACCTGACGCCAGGGAATATGGTGCCGGTGAGAATTGGCTGGATCTGCTCGCGGGGTACCGGGGTATTGGTCGTGGCGATCCGGAGCGACCAATCATCGCCGTAGAGACGCCGCACCAAATAGAAAAAGGCGTTGCGCCGCTGAAATGGCGTCATGTCCCTGGTTGGCTGCATCAGTCGGCTCGCGACTGAACATAGTCCGCAAGAGCTGCTGCCTCATTCTCACGGGCGCCGCTGGTCAACAGCGCGGACCGCACAGCGCGCCCGAGGAACTTGATGAACACCTCGTCGCTGGTGATCGCGCTGAAAAGCTCCGAAGCGTCGCGGGACGTCAGGCCCGCAATGACGGTGCCATCCTCCATCTGGCGGTCCACCTGGAGAAGGCTGCCGCCGTTCCACCCCCGGCGCCGGAAAGACCAGCGGGCCAGCTCCCCCCGCAATGCCTTCTCGATCGGACTGGATGGAATGGCGTCTCGTGCGGTCGTGTCCATGCTGTGGACCTCCGGGGTTCGGCCGGCGCGAGCTTCTTGACACCCGCGCCGGCCTGCTGGATTGTCCGCTCACCGGATCCGTTGGCACGGATGTCGGTCAGGATTGAAGCCCTCACCGGCGTTCAACCCACGGCGGACCGTGATCAAAAATCGCACGGCGACCGTCAGGGTTCAACCCTTCCCGGCATCAAATCCTCGACCGGCCTCGCTTTCGGCGTTCGGTGCGGCGTCTGCAACGGGGAAACGATGTCCCGGTCGCCGCGAGCAACCGCGCAGGAGAGGCTCAGGAAAGCGCGGACGGCCAGACTGCCCGGCAACGGGTGGCACCAGGGTCGCCTGGGAGTCGGACGCACTGGCTATCAGGCTGCCCTCGGTCGCCATGCCCGGGCATCACGCCAGCCGACGCAAGCGGGGTGTCTACGTCGCGGCGGCGCGTCCGCTTCGGCCGCCAATATGGGGCGCGGCTCACTCAGGAAGCCACCCTTGGCAATGGTCGGCCCGGATTGGCGCAAGCCGTCCGAAGTGCTGACTATTGCCAAGTCCAAAACGCTCTCTCCTCGGAAGCCCTGAAGGTAAGAAGGGAAGGAAGATCAGATGATCGAGCCTTCAGTACTGGTACTCGCGCGAGGGTAGCGCGTTCACGCCGTCGTGCTATCTTTGTCTTGGCCCAGCAGGCCATCGCAGTGGAGTTCCACCGATGCGCAAGCCCAGGGTCGAGACCGTGGCGATGCCGAAGGTTCCCGTCTCGCCGGCGGTAACGCGGGTCCGGGCGCAGTTCGGGCAGCCTGGCCTGTTCGCGCACCACCCGCCGAGTCCCACCGCCGTCGGCGCGCGCGAGGAGAAGCCCCGGCATCGGCTGGCGTCGGCTGCGGGCGCTCGCTCGCCGATGGGAGTCTGAGCGATGGCCGGCTCAATTCTCTACCTGCCGATCACTTTCTGGCCGGATGCCAACGGCGTGCCGATGGCCGGCGCGCAGCTTCTGTTCTTCCAAAGCGGCACGTCGACGCCCGCGCTCGTCTACAGCGACATCAACCTGACGGTCAGCCTCGGAAGCACCGTCACAGCGAACGCTGGCGGCTGGTGGCCCGAGATATTCCTGAGCCCGAGCTTCGGTTACCGGGTGCAAGTCTGGACGGCAGCGACCGTCGACAACCCGACCGGCAGCGAGGTCTGGTCCGCCGATAACGTCGGTCCCGGCGCGTCCGGCGCGCTCAGCAACACCGCCGGCATCATCGGCGAGGTGCGGGACTTCGCTGGGCTGGTCAGCGCGATCCCGTCCGGCTGGTATGTCTGCGCAGGTCAAGCGGTCAGCCGCGCCACTTATGCGGCGTTATTTTCGGTGCTTGGCACGGCCTGGGGTGCCGGTGACGGCTCTACCACCTTCAACCTCCCTGACCTCCGTAGCCGCGTGACGGCCGGCCTGGACAACATGGGGGGCTCGGCGGCCGGCCGGATCACATCAGGGGTGGCCGGCATTCAGGGGACCACGCTCGGGGCGGTCGGCGGCAACCAAGCCACGCAGGCGCACAACCACGCCCTGACCGATCCCGGGCATGTCCATGTCGTTTCCGATCCCACCCACACCCACCTGATCGCGGGCGAGCTCGTCGGCACCGGCTCGGACTCGGCGGGCCTGACCAACTGGACCGGCGGGAATGCGCCCAACGTGGTGAGCGGTCCGGCGTCGACCGGCATCACCGTGCAGTCGGCAGTGACCGGGATCACCGTGGCGAGCTATGGGGCCGGGAATAGCCAAAACTGCCAACCAACCGCGATGGTCAACAAGATTTTGTACGCCGGCGTGTGAACCGCCATGAGCCTCACTATCACCCTGGACGGGATCGTGCCGATGAGCGACGGAAACCCCTATCTGCGTTACGGCCGTCGCGCGGGCGACCTCACTCCCGAGCAGAAGGCCAAGCTGCCGTACCCGAAGTCGTGCAAGGACTGCCTGAACGCGCCGCCGCGGACGCGGGTGTACGCCAGCGTGACGGCAAAGCTCGGTCTCGTAGTCGGCGCCCTGACGCTCGCTGGCGCGGTGTCCACGGCGGTCTATGCTGGTCTGCACGGCGCGTTTCAGGCCGGCGACTATTATCGGACGCAGGCCCAGGTCGCTGACGAGGTGAAGCAGATCGCCCAGACCGTCCGCGGGCACGACGAGGCGATCCGGCGCATCGAGATGAACGTCCAACGGCTGACAGACGCGATCCTGCCGGCGCACTATGATGGAAAGCCCAGCAAGTAGCCTTGGTCGGCTCGGGTGACGTGGCGTGGGCAAGCGCCGCGAGCAACGACTCCGCGATCAGCTCGAACGGGAGCGTTGGAGGGGACACTACCGCGAGCACGCGCTGCTGGCGAGCACGCTCGAGGCGACGCGAGCCGAGATGGAGCGTAGGCTGGACGAGATGAACATGCTCCGACGGCAGATCGAGCTTGAGCGTGGGGACTATCTGCCGCGGCAGGAATACGCTGCCGCCCATGGCACGCTGATCCAAGGGCTCCAGCGCGTCCAGCAAACCGTGTGGATGGGCCTCGGGGGCGTCATGGCCGTGGTGACGCTGGTGGGCATCTTGGTCAGCGTTTGGAGGCACTGAGGTGGGTGACTGGCTCCGCACGCGCTACCGACCACGCGCCCGGAAGCTGATCGCGCCGTTTGTGCTCGCGGTGGCGATGATCGCGCTCGCGGTGGCCGTAGGCCGATGCTCTACCTCCTGACCTGCACCAACGCCGCTGGCGACGACAAGTGGCACATGACGGTATTCACCGAGCAGGACCGCGACCGCGTGGCGCAGACCTGGCGCGACCAGGGGCGCCACGACATCCGGGTGAACGGCGAACCCTGGCGACCGAACGGTGCGTAGTTTCCGAACCTTCCCGCCTCTCAGGCGTTGTGAGAGGGTAGGCTACCCAAAGGAGGGCGCCATGTACTACGGTTCGGGCCTCGGCCTGATCCTGCTGATCGTCATCCTGATCCTGATACTGCGATAGGAGGCGGCTTTGTGCTTCTCCCTTCAATGGCTGGAAGCGTTCTTGGTCTGGTTGATTGTGATCTGCGCTGTAGTCGCGCTGCTGCGGCTGCTGATCGGTTTCGTCATTCCGAAACTCGGCCTCGGCGGCGAGGTGGTGGGCTTTGTCGTGAAGGCGATCACCATCGTCATCTGGGCGGTCGTCTGCATCGGCCTGGTGTACTTTGTTTTCAGCCTCGTGATGTGCCTGGGGCCGTCGATGCCGCACATGCTGCCGGGCCGCCCCTAACGCGCATCCAATTAATGCGAATTTAACGCTTTATTTCGTTGCGTGCTGATCGCGGGGCTGTGATTATCCACGCGCCGGTCGAGGACTGGCCCCGTTGGGAGATGCGAGACCCGATGGCGACGTGCTGACTCCCTCCCAGACTGGCCCCGTCAGCGATGGCGGGGCGTCTTTCTGTTTGCGGAGGGGTGGCCGGTCCTCTCACCGGCCAATCTGGACTGAGCCCAGACCGTCACGCCTGAAAGCTGGTGGCGTTCCCAGGCCATCTACCGCGCGATGGCGCGCCTACTAGGGGATCAACGCCTCGGGGCCGCACCACTGTTTCCTGGCAACCCTTCGACTCCCCCCGTTCGCTTGGGATCGGCAGCCTCCCGCTAAGGTCCGCGCACGATGCACACTTGCGCCAGGTGTGTCAATATGACATACGATAGCCCCATGCCCGTGACCGACACCAAACGCCTGACCCTGCGATTTACGCCCGACATGGTGCGGATGGCTGACGGGCTGGTCGGGCGGAACGGGCGCAGGACGCGGCAGTCCGTGATCTCGGCGGCGGTGTGGATCGGGTTGCGGGAGATGCTGGCGGACCAGCCCACGGCCGGGGTTTCCGAGCGCGTGCATCGCGTCCCGGTCGAGCCTCGTTCCAACCTCAAACGTAAGGCGCCATGATGTCAGCCACAACCATCGCCCCAGCGCCGACGCCGGCCGCGCAGACGGCGCAGACCAACGCGGCAATCAGCGCGGCGGAAACCGGCGCTGCGTTGCTGAACAATCTCCAGACGGCGGACCCGGCGCTGTATCAGCAATTGGTCGGCAGCTTTTCCACCTACGGCAAGTCGGCAGCCGCGCCGCTGGTAGGCTCACTGCTGGGCTTGCTGGTGGCGCACTACGGGCTTGCGGCCATCGTGACGCCGGACACGCTGAACCTGCTGACGGATGCGCTGGTGGCGCTGGGGACAGGTGCTGGGGCGTTGGTCATGCACTGGATCGGAAAGCGCCCCGGCAACAAGCTGGCTGGGGCAGTGCCGGGTGCGAAGGTGGGGACGCCGTGAGCGAGGCGAGGACCGTGCGGGTGCGGATCGCGGTGGCTGTGACACCAGACGGCGCGTGGTCCGCATTCGGCTATTCGGGCTACGACGAGAAAGGCGTGAAGGAAAGCGTCTTCATCGATGATCTGCCCGAAGGCGAACAATTCCACTGGATAGAGGCCGACGTGCCGATCCCCGTAGCAACAACGATCCCCGGCGCGGTTGTGCCGGTGGAGACATAGGAGCCCCACATGACCTCTCTCCCCCGCCGCCGCGCGCTGCTGGCCCTGCTCGGCACCACCGCACTCATCGTCGCAGCCTGCTCGTCCACGCAGTCGCCAAGCACGGCGATCGCGGCCTCTGAGGTGGCGCTGACCGCCGCCGACCAGTTGGCGATCCAGTACGTCACGCTGCCCCTGTGCGGCCCCACGGCGCCAAAGCTGTGCTCGTCGGCCAGTATCAGCGCGCAGATCAAGACCCAGGCCCAGAACGCCTACAATGCGATCCAGGCGGCCAAGGCGAACCCCACGTCAGCAGCGGCAGCGGCGGCAGCAGCGGCGGTGTCCGAATTGCAGGCGCTCGTGCCGCCCGCGACAACCACGAACTGAGGAACTGCACCCATGCTCACGCTCGTCCCCGTTCTTTTGGAACTGCTCCAGGCCGGCATTACGGTTGTCCCGGAGATCATCACTGCGGCACAGACGGAGGTGTCACTGTTCAATTCCGGCACGGCGCCCACTGCGGCCCAGCAAGCCACCATCGACGCCGCGCTTGCCACCGCCAACTCCGCGCTCCAGGCCGCTCAGCCGGCTCCGTGACCCCTGCGGCCGACGTTCGGGCCTCCGTGATCGACCCCCGCCACGACGCGATGAGGAAGGCGCTTGCTCAATGCACCTTCGTGCCCGGCTCGGCGCACAAGCGATTCGCACGCGATCTGCCACACGCCAAGGAACTGACCGAGGCGCAGGTTCGTCACCTGATCCGGCTGTGCTGGCGGTATCGTCGGCAGATGCCGGCTGACCTGGTGCCGAGCAAGGATGCCGTCCTAGAGTTGGATGCTGATTGGAACCTGCGAGTAGAGGCCGCCGCTGCGGAGAAGACTGCTGCGAAGCGGACGGCGCGGGCGATCAGGAAGCGTGGGCCGGTGCCTGTGGCGCCGCAGCTTCCTGGGCTGCTCTGACCCTTCCGGCCTGCGTGGCGCCGGGATAGGCGGCTATTCTCCGTCCTGATACACAGTCCAGATCGCTGGGTCGCCCACACCCTCGTTGATCCCGAGCAGCCACGCCTCGCTGTATCTGCGCAGAATGGCGAGCGTCCGCTCGACCGACAACTTACACGCCTTCGCCACATCGCCAAGCGTTGCGGCTTGATCCCAAGGGCGCCCGGCATTCACCCCGATGGTGATCAGCCGGCGCATTTGCGTCACCATGCGCCGCGCCTCGATGACGTCTGGGTCGGTGACTAGCTGGCCGAAACGGCCTCGGTAGGTTCGGGTCAATGTCCTCTCCCGTCCGCCCCCGCCGGCAGCACCACACTACCCCCGCAATCCGACACCCGCACCGACCAACCCCGCATCGCTGCATCGTGGCTGTTGTGGTAGGCCGTAGCACGCAGGATGTCCTGCCGCTGCACAGCGCACGCCGCGTGCTCTACAGGCTCGGTGAACGGCGGGAGGGCGCCGTGGAGGGTTACGACGATGACGGTGAGGGTTACGAGGTCAGGCATCGGCATATCTCCGGGCGCAGGCTTCAATGATCTCGCCCATCTCGGTGTTGTCGCCATAGTCGCAGTCACCGCACGCGCTGCATTCGTAAACTGGCACCGAACAGCCGCCGCCATCGCAGCCACAATTCCGACCGCCTATGTGGACCCAGACATGGCCGAGCACCATGCACGGATGTGCGCCGCCTGCCAGGACGGAAGCCTCGGCAATCAGCCTTCTAAGGGTGTCCATTACCCCTCCCTCACCCGCGCCACGAACGCCGCTGCGTCGGCCAACCCCGCGTTCAGGTGCTCAATGTCGCAGTTGCCCTCTAGCAGACCCGGCGATTCACCCGCGACCGCGGCGAGAAAATCGTTGGCGCAATTCGTCAGCCGCTCGATCAGATCCAGCGCGTCCGGGAGCGGAGAGGCTGAGAGCATGTCTGCGGCAACCCGTCGCGCATCCGAGTTCCCGTCGCTGCACACACTTTCGATGGAGCGCGCCACCTTCTCCACCACCTCCGGCGACCAGGTGCGGTCAGCCACAGTCGCCTCCCCGCTCATACCCGGCAGCATACGCCTCGATCTGCTCCAACAGATCCCAGCAGCCCTCTGGGTCATTCGCGGCACACCATGCGTCGAAGCGGGCATAGACCCAGGCCATGAGGGAGACGTTCGTCAGGGCGTCAGGCATCGGCGATCTCCTTCCGGACACGCCCCACGAACGCCGCTGCGTCGGCCTTCAGATCGTCCAGCCCAGCGACGTATGAGAAACCGTGCTTGCGCTGTAACTCCAAGCGCGTGATCCGCTCGATCAGTTCGACGGCAGCGAGGAGTGCCATGCCGCGCTTCTGCGCCTCGTCATTCAGGGCCTCGGCTGCCTGGATGTGAGCAGCGTCAGCACGGATGTAGAGTGCGCCGCGATGCCTCACGCTCTCGGCCACGCGATCCAGTGGCCACCATACAGCGGATAGCCTGCCATCCCCATGCTGCCGGTCTATCCAGACGCGCTCAGGTTCGTCAGCCATGCAAATGTTCCCCCGCGTCTTCCCGCCACTCCGCATCACCGTCCAACGCCCGCTGCAGCAGCGTCCTCAAGCGGGTGATCTCGGCGGTGGCATCGGTCTGGACAATCATCGCGTTGGCGCTGGCGATGTCAGCGCGGATGTATTCGTTGTCAGAATCGCCAAAGCGCGTCTCACCAACCGCCCACCGGGTGCCGATGCGTTGGATGAACATTCGGATTGGTGCATCAGGCATCTACGTCGCCTGCCTTGGCGCGGGCGGTAGTGTGCGAAAGTGTGTCGGCGCCGGCCAATCTTGTCCATCAATGGACCAGCACCACGCGCCAGTGGCGTTTTCGCCAGCGTTCTTGTCGAAATATCCTTCGCCTATGACGCGCTGTGTTTCGTTCCACACCATCATGATGATGCACTTGTCGTCTGCGGTATCGGCCATCGCGATAGGCGTCCATGCCGCTATGTCGGCCTCGTCCAACATGCGCCGGACCAGCGCCCTCTCCCGTTGCGACCAGCCGGTGGTGTCTGCACTAATCCGCCGCCACCCTTCCAAACCGTGGGCGACACGGCACGCCGCCTCTACCTGTGCGTCACTGGCCATCGCCGGCTCCTGCGTCATCCATCACCGCCCGAATCGTGTCGCATAGAAGATCGCGGACCTCAGTCCTCCGATCCTCAGAGAAGAACGCCCGCGCGGTCTGCGCAGCCTCGATCACCGATCCGAAGACCGTGGCTGCGACCGAGTGGCCCCCTCGCGCCCGTGTGTTGAAAAACGCGTGCGCTGCGGCCTGCTCAATTGCATTCTGCCGCTGCCATGCGTCCTCGCTGGCCGGGATGGCGCAGGCAAGGTCGACGTTATTCGTGGGGGTCATCGGCGTGGCCTGCTGGTGGGTGGGCGGCGCGGGCGCGGAGAATCGCCGCCACAAGCGCGAGTACGGGGCTGTTGGCTCGGCCCTCAATCGGGGCGCCGTCTTTGATCGCGACCAATGCGCTGCCCGTGCTGGCGACGGACCAGAAGTCATCCGGCTTGAGCAGAGTCAGCGCGGCATCAATACTCCACACCCAGTTCGGCACGCCGCGTTGCCATTCTTGCGTTCCTGGCCGACACCACCATTCCTGGCGCCATTGCTCTGTCGACTGCTTCCAGCCCAGCGCGCGAGCAATGTCGTGCGAGAGTTCAATGGTTGGTTCGGTTGCCTGCTCAATCTTGTCCGCGAGCGCGAGGGGCGTCATGGCGCGGTGCTGTAAGGCGCGTCGCTGCGTCTCTAGTCTAGCATTCGCCGCAGCGGCGAGGGCTTCTGCCAACTCGGGGCTCATTCCTCGGCGTCCTTCCCGGCTGCCGGGATGCGCGACAGGAACGATTCGAGCAGCGCCCTGCGTTCTGGGATGATGAAGAACTTGAGCCGATGCTCGATGTCACCGCGCACTGCCTTCAGTTCCTCCGCAGACACGTCCCCCAGCGCGGGCGGCGGCGATGCGGGGAGGGGTAGCGCTCGGATTAATTCGGCACAATCGGACGCTTCATTTGCCATGTGAGCCCACATGAGGTTGGGTTTTGCTTCTGGTGGTTCCGGCGACGTTTCGATCTTCAGTTCCCATTTGGACGCCTCTACTTCGCACACCTTCGCCGCCGCTTCCCTCATCGCCTCCGCGCCAGACGGGGCGGTGGCGCGTAGAGCGGCAAGTTTTTCGCGGAGGTCGGTCAAAATCTCCTGCGCCATCGCCCGGCCCTCACGTCCGCACTGTTCAAGGTAGGCACGGTCGCGTGATCTGGGCCTCTCGATTGTCTCCGACCTCGGCTCAAGCAGTTGCCTGCCGAAATCATCGACAGTCTTGCGCAGCGCCACGGCATCAGCCATCGCCCGGCGCTTCTCGTCCAGGAGATTCGCGATGGTCTGGTCGCGCTCCTCGATCGCAGCGATGGCATCCCGCAGCAAAGAACTGTGCACCAACATAGGCCCCATTTCCTCGCGCGGGTCACAGAGTTCCCGTAGCCGGTCCAGGATGTCGCGTTGGTCCGTCATGCCGCGTCCATGATCGCCTTGGCCTGCACCCGAAAGTGCGTCGCCAGGCGCCCTTTGTCTTCACGTTCAAGCCGATCAAGTAACAACGTCTGAGGTGTCGAGCCAAAGTACCGCCGCATGTCGTGCTTGTTGGAGAGGGTCCGCATCTCGGACAGTCGCGCCTCGACATGGCCGACGTCCTTGGCCCAGGCTGGAGGCCAGTCCGAAGCGCCGTCGGCTGTGAGGGCAGCGTGGACGGCAGGCTCGTCCGTTGCCGTCTGAGGTTCTGGCACCCCAAGCGGCGCGATGCACTCCGGCACCGCAACACCCAACTCCTGGCAGTGCTTCACGATCCGACTGCGCACCGCGAGCTGCTGCGGCTGCCCGGCGCGCATCAGCGTCGGCATCTGCGCGGCGAGCCAGCCGTCAACGGTCTGCTCCGACTGCCTCGCCAGCGTTTCGTAGAACTGGTCTGCGCCGGCGAGGTAGGTCTTCCAGTCGGGCTTGCCGCGCGCCTCGGGCAGCGCGATGGCGCCGTAGTGGAAGTCCTCACCGTGCGCGACCTGGTCGCCCTCGGCCTCTTGCTCCTGGGCGCCGAGGCTTTCCAGCATCGGCCCAACGGTCGGATGGGAGCGCAGCGGGGTAATGACGTCCAGATTGCTGTCCCAAATCGCGTCACGGTCCGAGGGATCGGGCGCCTCGGTGAACAGCTTGTGAAAGGCGCCGGCCCAAGCCAACTCGTCGGTGAACGGCCCGGCCACGATCTCGCCGGTCTCGTCCGAGAGGTAGCCCTCAAATGCGGGCGCCGCTGGCGCGTGATGCTGCGTGGCAGGCTGGTCGGCCTTGGACGCTGTCTGGGCAGGGCGCGAGGGAGGAGCCGCTGTACGGCCTTCCTGCTCGTCTCCTGGCGGTGGCACCTCGTCGTCGCGGGGGTCGTGGTCCTCGGCCGGCGGCGGTGCGGGCTGACGCTTGGCCGGCGGCTTGGCCTGGCGCGGCTCAGCGGTGGTGGTCGCAACTTGCGAGCGCGGTGTCTGCGCTGGCTTCTCGGGTTCGATCGGTCCCTCCGGGTCGTGGTCGCCAGCGTCGGTGACCTCCCACGTCCCCTCCATGACGTTGTCCATCTCCGTCACCTTGGAGAAATCGACGTGGCCGCGATCGCCCTCCTCGTCCAGCGCCATCGCCGTCGCCATCTCGATCGACTTCGGCAGCCATTTCTGGCCGGCGCGGAGTGCCGTCTTTCGCCACATGGGCACCGGGTCCTTGATCCACGGCGCCTCGCTGTAGCGCGGGTCGCGCATCGGATCCTTACCCTCCTTCTTCGCGTCATCGTACGCATACATGGCCGAGCGGTAGCCCTGCGATCGGCCGCGGATCGTCAGCACGTCGGCCGCCGTCATCACCTCGAAGCTCTCCCCGCCGCCCGTCATCCGCGCGTACATGTAGGCGAACTCGGGCTGCGTGCCCTCGGGGTGCGCCTCGCGGCCTGGTTTGTGGCGCAGGTGGCGGTCGGTCCCGTATTCGTAGGAGAACTGATCGCCTGGCCACACGACGTCGCAGTGCACATCAGAAACCTTCCCGGACCGGCTGATCAGCTCCAGGTAGCCCGGGTAACCGATGATCAGGTTCACGTCCGTGCGCTGGGTCTCGCGCTTCCTGGTCGTCGGGTTCCATTTCTTCACGTCGAACGGGATCAGGAAAGCGTGCTGGAGCGGCGTGTTGGGCTCCAGGCCGAGCGCGGCAAGCGTGATGTAGGCGCCGAGCATCGAGAGCGGCGCGACCTGCATCAGCTTCGGCGTCTTCTGCACTGCGGTGACGAACGTCCGCAGCATGCGCTCGGCCCGCATGTGCTTGGGGACAGCCTGCTCGATACGCTTTTTGAACTCGGCGTTGTCGAACAATTCTTGTAGGGACTTGACCTTGCCGAGCGGCACAAACTGCTGGATGCGCGGCGCGGCGACGGCTTTGGTCTCGCTCATTCGGCTTGGTCCTTGAAGGTGGGCGCCGGCAGGCCCTGCAAATGGTAGTAGAGCCGCACGGTGGCGCGGACGTCGTGCAGCGCGTTGTGGGCGCCCTCCAGCTTCTCGCCGAGCAGGCACTCGACTGCCTCGGCCAGCTTCGGGGTTTTGAAGGTCTTGCGGCCAGCCGCCATCATCGCATCGGTCGGCGGCAGTTTGCAGAGCGGCGTGGCCGCACGCATGACGCAGAAGGTTTTGAACTGCGCGCCCCACAGGTCGATCTGGTCCTTGGCCATGCCGGCGCGGACCATCGCGATGCGGAGGATGCGGCGGTCGAAATCGAAGTCGAACGCACTCAGCATGTCGGCTTCCTGGGCCATCCTGATGAACCGCTCGACAACCTCGGCGTTCGGGATGCCCTCGGCGAGCGCGCGCTCGGTCGAAATGCCGTGGAGCGCCGCAAGCTCGGCGGGAATCGCCCAGCCATCGGGCTTCACGATCACGTCGCAGGCGTCCATCTCGGTGCCGTCTTCCATGAGGTAGGCGGCGAGCTGCACGAGATGCGGCTGGTCGGGGTGTTCGGACGGTTCTTTGAACAGTGGCAAACCCGTTGTCTCCGTATCGAAACAGAGCAGCCTCATGTCGGCTCCTCCTCAGATTGCCGCACGATCACCCAGCCGCGCTTGTGGAGCGCCTCCAGGAACACGACGGGGTTGAATGTCATCCGCATAGGCCTGGCCTCGGTCGCGGCGGCGTCCACGTCATGCAGCAGCTTGAAGGCGGCGAGGGAGTCGGGGGTCATAGAGGCATCTCCAGTTGTGCAGATAGTCGGGCGCGGCGGGCGGCGAGGCGAGCCTCCGTCAGCCTGGCTAATGCTGCGCGCCCCTCTGGTGTGGCGGCGCGTGCGCGTAGTGCGGCGGCTACGGCAGCGACGTGTGCCGGGCTTTTCGGCTTGCCGCGCTGTAGGGCGCTCAGCCGCGCCCGAAGCTCTGGAGATGCACGCCAACCTTTCCGAGTGGCCTGCATCTTGGCGATGGCCTCCGGCGTGCGACATTCTGGCATGCCGCGTTGGCGATGCTTCTCGCGAGCAGCCTCAGAGCAAGGGCGACCTTTCCCCTTTCGGTTGGCACTCATGAGGGCAAGCGTTTCCGGACTAAACTTGCGCCCCTTCAGGGCTTCACTGATCTTCCGATTGCGTTCGGGTGTCATCGACGCACGCAAATTCGCCTTTGCTTGCTCGGAGAGCTGGACGCCGGCCGACGATTCGCCGCCGCTGGTGAGATTGTATCCGCTCGGCGCGAGAGTGCCGTGCAGCACGATCAGTTCGCGCTCACGATGCAGCGCAAGGGCCAACTCGTCGATCGTCTCCAAGATCTGAACGTCAAACGTCTCCGCGCCATACTTCCGGATAGCGCGGTGCAGCGTGTGGCCAGGGCGGTTTCTTGCCATCTTCTTATGTTGCGTCCATCTGGCCGCAGCAGTCAGCTTCGTGATGCCCACGTAGGCCCGACCGGTCGCGCGATTAACGATTTTGTATAGGGTGAAAGGCATGTCAGGAACGTGGCCAGCAGGCCGGCTCGCAGACGACAGCAATCCCGTACACCCGGTGGTCGGTCAGCTCGGACAGCGGCGTGCCGGTGCGGCGGTGCAGGCTCTCGCGGAGGATGGCGGTCGCCGGTCGGTTCTCGTCGCCCAGGACGCCGTTGGTCAGCAGGTCGACCTCGACCCCATCATGCTGCCAGACCGGCAGGCGCACCACGCGGGAGGCGCGCATCAGGACCCGCGCGACGTCACGGATGCTGTCGGCCGTCGGCGGGTCGGGCAGTTCGATGCCGCAGCGCATGCTCGCGCCGGCGGGGAACAGGCAGGTGAAGTGGACCTTCATGGCAGCAGACCCCCTGCGTCGAGTTTCAGCGCCTTGGCGAAGTCAGCTAGCTGGTGGATCAGCAGCTTCTGGCGCCCGGCCTCGATGTTCGCAACCGACGCGCGGGACAGGTGCACGGCCTTGGCGAGCTCCAGTTGTGTCAGCAACAACTCAAGGCGACGCTCGGCAAGCGTCGCTCCGAGCCGCCGGTAATATGCGCGCTGTCGCAGCGGCCAGGAGGGCGCAATGGCCTTCTTCCGGCGCCGGCGCGTGATAATGATGACGCGGCGCATCACGTCACCTTGCGGTCTTCTTGGATCGCGAGTCCCGGGCAGCTTCGCAGCTTCTCCGACCGGATCGCGTAGCCGATGCGCGTAGTGTTGAACTGCACGAAATCGAGCGGCGCTTTGCCGGCCGCGATGGCCTTGACCAGCGTCAGGAGATCGCTCGCCTCGACGTCCAACTTCCACCGCGTCGTCAGGGACGCGACGCCACCGAGCGGCGAGTAAACACGCGACAGTTCGGCAGCCGGGGCGTGTGCGGCGTCGGCGGCGTCCTGGGCGGCGTTGCCAAGGCGCGCGGCGCTCTCCAGCGCATCGGCGTCGTCGTGCTGGATCGCCTGGGCAGCGGCGGCAGCGGCCTTGTCAGCCAGCGCCTTCGCCCCGGCCTGGGCGACTGCGCGGCGCATGGCCTCGACCTTCTCGGCGTATGCGGTGCGCCGGCGGTTAATGACCGGCAGCGCGGCTTCCAGCTTGGCGGCCAGGGCCTTGAAGAAGCCGTCCACGGCACGCTGGGCGACCAGCACGGGCGCCTTCTCAATGGCGTGGTGCGTCCCGATCAGCTTGATGTGGTCTTTGATCTTGTTGGCCAGATCCGTCGCCCGGCCCTGCACGTCGTCGTCCAGGATGACGGGAAAGCCCTTGTCGAACCGGCCAAACGACTCCAGCAGCTCCTTCTCGCGCTCGCGCAGGATGGCGCAGTTGTGCTCCAGCCAGTCGGTCCACCCAGCCGCGTCCAGCGTCAGGGACGCGGCCGGCGGCCGGTTGTCGCCCATCGGCGGGGGCTCAGCCTCAACCACAGGCGCGACATACGGATCGCTGCCACCGCGGCGACGGGCGCGGGATGCTCCTGAGAGGGCCATCAGAGCGGCTCGTCGTCGGCCGGGACCGCGGCGGGACGCTGCGAACGAATCTCCTTCTGGCGCGCTTCCTCCAAGAAGCGGTCGATCTCCCAGCACACGTCGGGCGCCATCCCTTCGCCGCCCGGACGCCCGAGCAGCGCAGCGTGGAAGGCCTCCACCACGAAGGCCTGCGCCTGCAGGACGTGGTTCGCCTGCCTGACGCGGCGCAGCTCGTCGGCTGCCTGACGCATCAGACGCTCGTGCTCCTTCATGGTCAGAACTCCTCGACAGGTTGAAGCCGTAGGTCGACGGGCTGCATCGGGTTTGCGGCGGGGTGGCGCGGCCGGTGCAGCTTCGCGTAGTCGCGCAGGGCGTTCAGGTAGTCGTACTCGGACTGGCTGATCGGCTCGCCGTACAGGTGGACGCGCTGCGCCAGGTTCGTATCGGGCAGGTCGCGAAACTCCTCCAGCGTCCAGAAGCCGAGCGCTGGCGAGCCGTCCACCGTCGCGGTCCAGACATCGTGCAGCATGTCCAGCTTGGCCGGGACCTTCCACGCACGCGGGGCAAGTCTGACCTTGTAGAAGCCGGCGACAGGCTCCGATACGACTCGCGGTTTGGTCCAGTCCCTTGTGTCAGCCATGTAACCCCCGATCGCGGCTATGGAAGGCACGACGCCTCTTTGCAGTCAAGGCGAAAATACGCTTGCGTTAATAAATTTTCCTGCGTAGCGTGACCGGATGGATAGCACATTGCGCTACTACCCTGGCAGCCGGCTCCTGGATTTCGGTGACCGGTCCGCCCTCCTGACCGCCGCCGAGAGTGCGCTTTTCCTCGCGGCGGCGACTGCTGGCAAGCACGGGATCACATGGGAGGCGCTTGCCGAGCGCGTGCGGCGTCCGTCGGCTGGCGCGTCGGCCACCTACCGGAATCACATGCGACAGGTGCTCCATAACCTCCGCGCGACGCTGCGCGATGCCGGTATTCCGATCGCGATCGATGTGGTGACCGGGATGGGCGTCGTCTGCCGCAGTGACATCGAGATCGTTTCTCAACTCCAGCAGGAGCCTACCAATGGCCAGGAAGCCGAAGGACGAGTCAGTGAGTAACGTGGACCCCGACCTGATGGTCGAAGCGCTCGGCTGGTACGCCGAGAAGCGCGGCGACATAGCCAGCATCCAGCAGGAGATCGCGACCGGGCTAGGGCGGTACGAGAAGCAGGGGATCGACAAGAAGGCGCTGAAGCTGGCCTACAGCCTCCAGTCGTCCGATCTGACGCCCGAGGAGATCGCGGCGCAGCGTCGGCGCGAGCACGAATACCTGACCTGGGCCGGGATCATCACGGTCGAGGCAGACGGTCAGACGTCGATCATCACCGGTTTGGAGCCGAAGAAGCCGAGCGCCAAGGCGGCGAAGAAGCTGGCGGACGGCAAGGTGCAATCCGACGGCTACAACACGGCTCGCGCTGGAGGCACCTTGGACGACAACCCGCACCAAGCCGGGACCGAGGACTATGCGCTGTGGGCCGAGGCGTTCACCCAGTCGCGCCATGACGTGCAGGAGGAGGAGGCCAAGGCAGCGCTGCCGCCTGCCAAGCGCGGTCGGAAGGCGTCACCGGCCGCCGCCGCCGTTGAAGCGTTGCAGGCCCAGGCCGAGCGGTTGGGCGGCGACATGCCGGCCACAGTCGAAACGCCGTGATCGTCCTGGCCGTTGACCCCGGTCAGTCCGGCGCGCTCGCATGGGTGCACAGCAGCGGCGCGCTGATCGCGGTCGCGGACATGCCGGTGGTCGAGGTGCGCGGCAAAAACCGAGTGTCGGCTACGGGATTGGCTGCCCTGATGCGCCGCCGTGACGTGTCCATGGTTGCGATTGAGCAGGTTATCGCGATGCCGCGAGTGCGAGCCAATGGCAACGCGATCAAGATGGGCGCGGCTTCGACTTTGTACTTCGGGTACGGAGCAGGTCTGATCGAGGGCGTTGCGACTGGATTGGACCTACCGGTGCGCGTCTTGCATCCCAGCACATGGAAATCGCGCGGCGGGATCCCGGCTGACAAGGGTGCCGCCCGGCAGATGGCGCAACGTCTCTGGCCGGCGAGCGCCGCCATGTTCAACCGCGTGAAGGACCACGGTCGTGCTGATGCCGCGTTGCTCGCTCGATTTGTCGCAGTCGGAGATGCGCTTGGCGGTCCGCATCTCGCCATTGACGTCCGCAGCGCCGAGCAACAGGCTGGCTGACAACTGATCGGGGGACGAAATGCCAATCGGAGTCTACGACCGGACGACGTACAATCGCAGGCCGCTCGACACTGATTGGCCCAGCGATCGGATCATCCGGTTGCGTGCGCTTTGGGACGAGGGCCTCTCCACCGCCGAGATCGGCCGGCGCCTGGGCGTCAGCAAGAACTCGGTGGTCTCGAAATCTCACCGGCTCGGCCTGCCAGGCCGTCCGTCGCCGATCCGTCGGCGCGAGGAAGGTGCTCCTGCGCCGCCGCGCCGCGCCGTTGCCAAGGTGCAGGGCCCAACCCTCCCGCCGATGTCGGCCCCTGCGCCGATCGTCCTCCGCGATCCGCTGCCGGTCCTGCGCACCGAGCTGCCAAGGCCAAAGCCCGTTGCCGCGCTGTTCGGCCGCGTGACCGAGTGCTGCTTTCCAGAAGGCGAACCGGGGACTCGGGGCTTCCACTACTGCGACGCGCCAACGGTGCCGGGCGGCAGCTATTGCGAGGCTCATGCGAAGCGCTGCTACGTCGAGCAGCATCGGCCCGACCCGAACGCCCCCGTCCCGCACGAGACCCCGAGTCGCTTCAGCTTCGCGCGCCACGGCGACGAGTGATGCCACCTGACGGTTTCGGGCTGCTGGGCGTGTCGCTGCGCCAACCGCCCTCCAATTTGCTCGCTGAGCAGAGCCTGTTGGGCACACTCCTGGCCTCGAACCGCACGCTGGACAAGGTGCTCGACCTGCTGGAGCCGGAGAGCTTCAGCGATGTCGTGAACGGTCGCCTGTACGAGATCATCCGCGACCGCGTGACGACCGGGCTGCTGGCCGACGCGGTGACGCTGCGGTCGGTGCTGGACGGCGCTGGCATACTCGATGAGGTCGGCGGGACGTCCTACCTGGCGCAGCTCCTGTCGGCCATGGTCGCACCGCTGATGGCCTCGGACTACGCCCTGACAATCCGGGACGCTTGGCTCCGGCGGCAACTGATCGAGATCGGGCGCGAGATCACCGAGCTCGCCTTCGGTGCGGACCCATCGCAGGACGCCGCCGCGCAGATCGGCGCCGCCGAGAGAGCCCTTGCGGAACTCGGCACCGGCGGCCGCAAGGGTGCGACCCTGTCCTCACTCGGCGCCGCAGTGCACGCCACTCTGGCGCGGGCTAGGGCAGCCGCTGCGGTCGGTCAGTCGCCGGCGCTGATGACGGGCCTCGCCGCGGTGGATCAGGCCCTGGGCGGTCTCTGGCCGGGTGAGATGACGATCCTGGCGGGCATTCCGGGTTCCGGAAAATCCGCACTTGCCATGGGTATCGGCACCTCGATCGCCCAATCCGGTAAACCAGTCCTGTTCCTGAGCCGCGAGATGTCGGCCGAGCAGCTCGCCGCCCGCATCGCCGGTCAGCGCGCCGGGATCAGCGCGCGGTCGGTCATGCGCGGCGATTTCGACATGCTTGCCGCGGATCGCCTGGTGCTGGCCGAGAAGGAGATGCACGACTGGCCGCTCGACATTTACGACTGCCGGCGCACGCCGCTGCGGGTGCTCGGCGCCAAGACGCGGATGCTGCTGCAACGCAAGCCGGCGGCGCTCGTGATCCTGGATCACCTGCTGGTGGCCAACCCCGAGGAACAGCAGGACAAGCGCCGGTCGGCCGGCCATGACGCCAGCAGCGTGTCGGCCGCAGCGTATGCACAGAGGGAGATCGCCGGAGATTTCGGGATCCCGTTTCTGGTGCTGACCCAGATGTCCCGCCCGCCGTCGGACAATCGGGCGCGCCGCCCCACCATGCAGTCGCTCAAGTACGGGGGCGAGGAAGCGGCCGACTCGGTGGTGTTCGTCCACCGGCCGATTATGTTCATGGACCACGACTCGCCGCCGCGGGGGAAGCGCGCGAGCGAAGCGGACTGGGCTGTCGAGCGCGCTGAGCACTACGCCAAGCTGGACGCCGCGCGAGAGGTGGCCGAGCTGATCGTCGCCAAGAACCGCATGGACGAGGGGGCCACGGTGGTGAAGATGCGTTACGTCGGTGCTCTGACGCAGTTTCAGGAGTGGTCGGACGACGCGCCGCCGGCGCCTTCCGTGCCGCCTGGTGAACTGTGGAGCGGCGAATGAAGGTCAGAACCTGGGGCAACCCCTGCCACGATTGCGGCTCGCGCCAGGGCGAAACGCCGTTCCCCCGCGGTCGGCGCCGACGTGGGGAGCCGAGATTGTGCGTGGATTGCATCGCTGAGCGTGCCCGCGTGGCGCTGCGTGACGCACTCCCAGGCTCTGTCTACCAGACCCGCGCAAGCTACCGGGCGGCGCTGCGGTATCGCCAGAAACAGCCCCAAGCCGATCTCGTGGACTTGGTGACGCGCTGCCCCTAAAATGCAGAACGCCAGCCGTGGGGGCTGGCGCTGCGTTTGGATGGGCCGTGCAAGGGCCGAACCCGGAGAAGCCTTGATGGAGCTTCCCCGATTTAAGCGGCACGGCGTCATCCGTCAAGCAACGGAGACGTGACAATGACTGACCGGCTCTCTTTTCTCGACAAAACCAAGGCGTTCCATCGCTCGATGCCGCGGTCCTGGCCACCGCTGACCAAGCACATCGCGACCGTGCTGTTCACGTACGCGGGGTCTGAAGACGGCAGCGGCATCACCTGTTCGGTCGCCACAATCGCCGATCAGGCGGGCGAGCCGGAGCGGAATGTGCAGCGAACGCAGGAGTTCATGCGCATTGGCGGCTTCCTTACCGACGAGGGCTTCTACGAACCGCGCAAAGGCGTGCGCATTCCCGCGCGTCGACTCGTGCTGGAGGCAATCCAGGCTGCTCGGGATATTGAGCAGGGAGGGGTGCCAACCCTGGCACCCGGTGCCAACCCTGGCACCGGGAGGGGTGACAGTGGTGGCACCCCAGGGGGTGCCACTGGTGGCACCCAAACCGAGAGAGAAGATAACCGAGAGATCAGACAACCAAGTACAGCTATTGGTCACTGCTCAGGATCGAAGGCTTTGAAGGGCAGTCAACTGACCGGAGAGTTCGATGCAACCTTCTGGCCGCTCTACCCCCGAAAGGTCGCCAAGCCGAAGGCGCTCAAAGCGTACGTCCGCGCGCGGCGCGGCGGGGCGACGGTCGAGATGATCATGGCGGCACTCGGCGCTTATGTCTTCAGTCCCGACCCCACCTATCGGCCACACCCCGCGACCTGGCTCAATGACGCCCACTGGCAGGACGAGCCGGACGCCGCCGGTCCGATGGCTGACGGTCGCGCGCTGGCCGCCGATAACGACTACGGGACGACCGCGTGGGCTGCGACGGTCCCAGACGCCAAGCCGGACCTGAAGGATGGACAGCTTTGCTTGGGGGGCATCACCGGCCGCGGGTACTATCTGGCCGGCTTCGCTGCCGATCTGTGCGAGGCCGCGAACATGGACCCCACCCGAGTCGCCGGCGGCCTGGCCATCGTCGCGGAGTGGCTGCGAGCGTACAAGGACCCGAACTGGATTGAGGCCGTGATCAAGCGCACACGGAAGCCAGCCGGAGGGGTTCACTCGCTGGAGTACTTCCGCCAACCGGTCGCCGACGCTGGGGCGAAGCTGGAAGCGGATCGGCAGGACCAATTTGCACTCTGAAAGGACCGACGATGTTGGAAGGCAAGCTACTGGACGCGGACGAACGCAAGCGGCTGGAGGACGCTGTGAGGCGTACCGGCTGGTCGTGGGTGACGTTCGGGGAGAGGTTCGACCTGACGATCAGCCAGGCGCTGGCCGTGCGCAAGGGCAAGCGACAATGGCCGATGCGGCTGACGGAGTATGTCGAGGCGGTCGCGGACGCAGTCGAGTCGGTGCCGGTGCCGGCGCCGCAGGGTCAGGAGGAGATTGCGGTGGGTGTAACGCCGAGGGTGATCGTCGACACGCTGGGCGAGCCGATTGGAGGGCCATACGTTCCGATCACCCAGGGCTATTCGCCGCCGGGTGGTTACGTGGCAACAGGCGAGAATGCCAAGCGCCTGTTGGGGGAGATGGATCGGTCCGACCCGACGCGGCTTCTATCGGTCGCCGACGTCGCCGGCGCGCTGGCCGACATCTTCATGTCAGCCGATGCCAGGGGAGGCGAGGCCGTTCAGGCGGCGGTGGACGCGGCGGTGGAGCGGCTGGGGATAGAGCCGGAGGTGGTGGAGGCGATACGGGAGCGGCAGCAGGCTGCGGTGGACGCGGCTGAGACGGAGGCAATGCTGGCGGATCAGGGGGCGGATCCGGCTCCGGGCTATCGGTCGCCGCCGCAGTCTCGGCAGCCAGGCGCTCTGACAGGAGTCTCGCCTTTTCCTCACGACGGGCCTTCCGGGTAGCCTCGATCACGAACTTCGGCGGTCGCCATGCCTCGGGGTCGTAGTAGCCGGTCAGCTCGTCCATCAGCTCCGGGTGGCGCTCGAACAGCCACAGGACGCGCAGCAGCCACGACTGAGGCTCAGTCTGGCGCTTTCCCATGCCGAACCAGCGGTAGACGGTATCGGCGTCCAGCCCCAGCAGCTTGGATAGGCGAAAGGGCGTGACGGCTAGGCGTTCGATCGCAGCTTTCGCGCGCTCTGACCGGGGTGTGACCAGCGGATCGCGCCATCGCCTGCGGCCGCGGGCGGGCTCGGGGAATACCGATCGCTTCGGCTTGCGGGCCATCAGTGAGCGGGGCCGGTTTTTTCTATCGGTCGCTTCCAGCGTCGAACCATGGCCAGAATCTCCCGACACCTCTCCAAGTCGGCGCGCTCCTCTGGGCCAAGGGCAGACAGTTCAGCCGCGCTCGCAGGTTGCCAGCCGTGCGCATGCATGACGCTGAACGCACCGCAGTTGACGCACAGGGACCAATCGCCCGGCTCAGGGACGCGCCCGCCGCCGTCGAATGAGCTGTCCGTGTCCAGCAGATGGCCGCAGGCGTCGCACAGGCGTGGTGGGGAGGGGATGGTCATGGCTCGGGGCCCGTCCAGGCCAGCAGCAGCACGAAAGCCGGCCAGGCGCCCAGCGTGGCGGCGCCCAGGGCCAGCAGAATGACGGTCATCCGGTATCATGTAGCAAAGACCACTGCGTGGTGCGGTAGTTTCCGCCCCCTCAGTGCCATATTCAGTGTCATGGCACAATCAATAATCATGGGCGCATTGGTAGAACGGGCCTCAGAGATACGCGGACACATCGCGGTACTTGAGGGCCAGATCGCCAAGCACCGCGCGGACTTGGCGCACGTCGAAGCGACTGCGCGAATGTTCGATCCTTCCTACGATGGCAAGCGCGTCCGACCGAAACGGCCGGCGCCTCCACGCTCGACGTACTTTGCGATGGGCGAAATCAGCGAGCGGTGCCGCAACGCGCTCCGCGAGGCGACAGTGCCGATCTCGGCTGACGACGTTGCGGTGCAGGCCATGCGGGACAAGGGGCTGGACCTGGCCGACCGCAAAATCCGGTCGGACATGATCGCCCGGCTGATCTGGGCGCTCCACCGGCTGGCGAAGGCTGGGCAAGCTGAGCGGATCGGGCATGGGCTGGGGGCGCGGTGGACGCTGGCTGGCCCGCCCTGACGGAATCGATTGACGCGCTACGCTAAGTGCTTGATATTGGCTGAATAGCAAAAGGCCACGGTTGCCACCGTGGCCCTTGCTGCCCGCGCAACCGTGGAGCGTCGCGGGCCATTCAGTACCGAACAGCGGTATGGTACGGGCCGCGTGCGGAATGGTCAAGACGGCTCCAGAGCTGAATGGAGTCCGTCATGGACGAGTCCGAGTTCCCCTTCCGAGGCGTTAGCAATGCCGTCTATACCTACCGGCAAACCGATCTCAAAGGGGTGGGAACGATCCCTCGCGGGCCGGGATGTTTTCTTTTTACCAGCGGGACCGGCCCGCATATAGCGGTCATCTATGCGGGGAGGAGTCAGAGTATCGCTAACCTTCTCGCGTCTACGGATGCTTGGCGGATCGCTCGCACCGAGTACGGGGCAGACACCCTTTGGACTCATCTGGTGTCGGACCCAGAGGAGCGTCAGCGGGAGCAAAAGGACGTCGTGGAGCGGGAACATCCTCCGATGAACGCTGTTTATAAGGGGGACGAAGAGGGGGAATGAAACCGTCCCGCACCAAGCCTTGGTGGTAGAGGATGATTCGGTCGGTAATCAGCCCGTTGATCTGCTTGTTGACCAATCCGACGAGCCACCAACGGAGTCGGACTCCCCACGGACCATCAGACATACTCGCGCGCGTCCTTGTGCCATGCTACCTACGTTGCACGGCCGGGCGCGGTCGGACTATGTGGGGACGGAAGCGGGGTGGCAGCCCCGCCCGTCGCTCTCTTCCCTCCTAATAGCTTGAGCAGGAAACCATGTTGCCCATCGGCATGCAGGTGGTCGTACGCGTCTGTGGCACATACGGGGCGGGCGTCATCGCTCGCAGAGTAGCGTTCGAGTTGTCCTGTTGCATTTGTTGCTGTGCCCGCCAATTAGCCTGCCATTGGGCAGAGGCGGCCGTGGAGTTGGCATCTTGCTCGGCGCGTAGCCGCAACATGCAATCCGTGTAGCCCGGCGTGCCAAGACCGGCGCCGTAGCTGTCACAGGTGGCTCGCATCTGTTCTACCTGCTGTTGCTGCGCCCTCTGTCGCTGCTCGGCCATCGCCGCACAACCGGAGAGGGCGAGCAACGTCCCGATGGCCGCAAGTGATGCGGTTCGGCAACGGCCGGCGGATACTGGTCTTCCTTCGTTCATCGCGCCCGCTGCCAATAGCCGCACCAATCCACCGAAGGACGCGAGGCCATCGCCAGCGCCATGATGTTCTGGACTTGCCGGCCGTTATCCACGCGCCGGTGATCTTCGCGCCATGCTGACTCCTGGGCATATCGGATCAGGTACGGCCCGGCGATATGATGATGGTGGCCCAGCTCGGCCCGGCGTAGGCGGCTGAAAAATTCCTCGGCACCGTTCGTGTACACGCCATTGAGGCTGTACGCTTCTTGGTGGTCGATCCGCTGCATGGCGAAGCGTGTCTGTAGGTCATTCCAGCCGGCGGCTTCATCGGCCACGATCTCGGTCCCCTTGGCGACGCGATTGGTGATGAAGCCCAGCGCCGCGGACTCGGACTTGAACACGGCTGGCAGCGTCCGGCCTTCGCGCTCGCGGATCACCACCACGACTTGCCGCTTGCCGTTCTGGTTCTTCGTCAGCCGGCGATCCCGTCGGTTCTCCCGCAGATTGGACGGCTTCACGTACCCGCCAAAATATCCGCCGTCGATTTCTGCCGTACGTCCGATCCCGCCGACCATCTGGCCTTTCATCTCCGACGCCATCGCCTCGCGGAGTTTATGGGCGAGCACAAAGGCGGTTTTGTATTGTACACCGAGATCGCGGGAGAGTGCCAGTGCCGCTTTGCCCTTCACTTCGTTGCAAAAGATGGCGATGGCCGCGAGATAGCTCCGAAGCGGCAGCTTGTGCCAGGCGAACAGCGTCCCAGTCGTGATGCTGAAATCCTTGCCGCACTCTTTGCATCGCCAGCGCGGGCCACGACCGGGCTTGCGGCAGTCGTAGACGGACTCGCATCCACAATGGGCGCAAACGGCCCGGCCTTCGGTTGCCTGCCAGCGGATGCCCATGAAAGCCGTCTCGGCTTCCTGATCCGTCATGCGGAAGACCGTGCTCAGAGAGAGCGTGCGGGCCTTCGCCGATAACAGAAAATGTTGCGCCATTTGTCATATCCAACGGTTCGCCGTCGTTTATGACAACAGGCATGCTTGATGTCAACGGAAATTCGTCGTATATGACGGTTCATCGTCGATTTTGACGGAGACCGATATGGGGCTGACGGACCGTGAAAAGGAATGGGCCAGCAAGGCGAGCCGGTTCATCAAGGCCGAGACCAAGCGGGCCGGTATCGGCTATCGCGAGCTTGCCGAGCGGTTGAACGCGCATGGCCTGCAAGAAACTGAGGACTCAATCGCGTCCAAGCTGGCGCGCGGGACCTTCTCGGTGACGTTCTTCCTGGCGTGCTTGGCGGTACTGGGACTCGATCAGGCGCGGCTGCTTGATCTCTGATGGGGCGCTGCGTACTCGCCGCTGCGGCTTCCTTGGCCATAGTCACGTATCAGGCTGCCGGTAATGAACCAGGGCGCGAAGCCTGCTGCTACGATGGCGGGAGTGACCAGAAGCAAAAGCAGTCCGCGCCGACGATGTCCCTTCCGATCCCGCAATTCCCAGCCCTTCTCGCTCAGGAAATAGGCACTGAAAACGGTGAGGGCCAGCCAGGGATAGGATGCGATGTAGAGGAAAAGAAGCCAGTCGGGTGGATAGGCTGGCGAGCGTGGTGGTTCAAACTGGCCGACGACCCTACCGCGGGAGTGACTGCGGCGCTCGTACTGTTGACTGCCATTTACGTGGTGATTATCGGCAAGCAGACCGGCGCGATAAAAACCTCGGCCGATGCTGCCAAAACCGCCGCTGAAACGGCCGTCAAGCAATTCGACGTGGGGCACCGCCCATGGATACCTCCCGACGTTCAGATAGACGGGGAGATAATTGCCAAGCTCGATGGGATGCGGGTGCCCTTGAAAATTGTCGTTCGAAACACCGGAAGCTCCCCTGCGTTCAACGTTACTGCGGAATGTGAACTTTCGCTCGATTGTCTGGAGGCGGACACTTGTGCCCAGCGGCAAGCGGTCTTCGCCGATGGGCTGCTGGCCAAAATCCAATGGAGGAAGGATCGCGGAGTAAGGGGTGTAACGCTGTTCCCCAACGAGCAGGTCGAAATAGGTGAGATCCTGACCGCCTCGGAAGACGCTGTACGGGCCGCGATGGAGGCGGATCCTGCGAACCCTTTTGTGATCCCCGTCGTCTACGGAGCAATAGCGTACGAGTCGATCGCGGGAGGCAGCTACGAGACCGGCTTCGTGCTTCCGATCACTCAAAAAAGCCCCCAATTCCGCGCCGGGCAGGTGCCGGGAGCGATCTTCGGGGTATTGCCCGGGACAGAGAATATTCCCCCTTTGTCCTTGGCCCTCGTGAAGCACCCAGGGGCCAGCGGAAGAACAACCTAAAATGAGCCAGACAGCGGCTAGTGCCGCACGCCCACGCACAACGCGGCCCCTACGTCAAACTATGAGGGGAAAATGGGAAGCCGCAGCGCATGGCGCCGCTGGTCTTTGCTACACAACACCGCTCACTCGCGCTACGCTCGCCACATGGCCGCGCGTCACGCTCCAATCGCATCGGCAGCAATGGCTGCCCTCTCGTACCGTCACTCATATGCTGATGTCCCTGGTCCATGGTTCGGCCCGTTCCCCCGAGCCGTCTCAACGCACGCCAAGCCAACACAATACATACCGCACCGTGCGGGATATGTCCAGCGCAATCGAGCGTCCGCCAGAAGATATATTCCCAGGGGATGCGCTCAAGCGCCCAAAGCCCGATGGTCCAGCCCACCAGACAGGACAGCCGCATGCGTCAGCTTACGCCCAAACAAGTCATGTTCGTACGTGAGTACAAACGGAACGGCGGCAACGCCACAGCAGCTCACCGGCTTGCTTACCCAAACAATCTGACCGACCGACAACGTGCGTCAGCCGCATCCATGCTCAAGAAGGTCGCGCAGGTGGCGCGGGCGCTCTCCGAGGTCGACGGCGCGGCGCAAGTTGTCGTTCGTGAGACCGCCGACAGGTATGCGGTCAGCCAGCAGGCGTTGGCCTCGATGCTCATCAGGCTGGCCGCATACGACATCAACGACATCTGCATGCTGGAGACCGAGACTGGCGAGGACGGCAAGCCGGCGCAGGTGCTGCGCGTCAAAGACTTCAGCAAGATGGATCCGTCAGCTCGGTACGCCATCACAGAGGTTGGCTATGACGCCAAGGGGCGGGTCACGGTGAAGATGGCGGACAAGCGCCAGGCTGCGGTCAATCTGGCCCAGCTGATGGGCCTGATCACGGACCGCGGCGCGTCGGCCGTCGACCCTGTCACCGGCAAGCCAGTGGATCGTTTCCAGCCGGTCGTGCTGCAGATCGTGAGGAAGTGAGACCGCGTTAGAGGTTGCGCGTCGGATTGTGCAGTTGGTGATGGTTCATGCGTCGCGGTGCCGCAGTATCTACATTATGGAAAGGGGATAACTCGACAATCCTCAATGACATCAATGGTCATGCTCGTTAGTGACGTGCCATCGGTCCATTCTGGCGTGCATCGGCAACCGGTGCGTGCGTCGACCGTTAGCACCAGCCGGGCAGGTGCGAGCCCGCGCACGCTGTCCAGGCCGCGCGACCGCGGCAGGCCACCCGGCCCCCAAGGACGTTCGAACTGCGCCATGGCCTGGGTCCCCCCATCCTCGCTGTGCTGAACCCCCTGGCGGTTCTCGTATCAGACCGCGTCCGGAATTTTCTGAAAATCGCGCTGGTGGGACGAACATCCCCCCGGGTTGCGTGTGAGGATCGCGTCTGGAATAATTTTGGGAATAATTTTCGGCAGTTTCGGGCGTTTGGAATTTCGCTGTGTGAAACGCGAATGGGGCTTGGTTGGGAAATCGTCGTTCTCACGAATATGTGATAATTCACGTGATTTGAGGCTTGATGCCTCTCCTGCGGGCGAGCCTTGCTGCGAGATGGAGTGGATCGTCGTCGAGGCCCTCGGTCTCGGCTTTCAGGAGCAGGCGGGTTGCCTGCCGTCTGAGGCGGATGGATTTGCGCTCCTGGGGGGTGAGAGGGGGCTGACTGGTTTTCGGTCTGCGGCGCTTCGCCATTGCCTGCGTTCCGGCCGTTCGGACGCACCCACCCCCTTACCCCCTCCCGTGCGCGGTCGGAACGAACCGCGTTTGGGCGCCTCGGGGCTGGTTACCCGGGCGGGTGCTGCTTGGTGGTTCGTCGCGCGCCTGAGCACCAGGCGGCCTTTCCCCCGAGGGGATCGCGGCTCGGTTTGGGGCCGAGCCGACGCGACGTGGGCGTCAGAACGGCGGGTCGTAATTTGGCGAGGAGCGGTCTTGGAGGTCGTTGATGCAGGAGGGGCAGTAGATGAAGCCGTGCATGCGCGGGCGGCGGCCGCATTGGTAGCAAAGGGTGGGAGCTGGATTTGCGGCGAGAGATGCGAGCGCTGCGGCTCGGGCCTCGGGATCGTCGGCGAGGGAGCGGCATGGGCCGGCTGCGCCTTCGACGCGATCCTTGGCGCGGAGCTTGGAGAGTTTTCTCGCGATGCGCCGGTGGTGCATGCCGGCTGAGCCAGTGTTCCGATACATGGGTTAGGCCCTGAGCCCCTCGACGCGATCGACGGTGATCCAGTGAGGCCTGCCGGCGATACTGATTTTCAGCAGCTCGCCGTCCTGACGTGTGGCCTCGACGTGGAACTCGATCAGCACCTTCGCCCCCGGCTGGATGGGGGGGTAGTAGGCGACGGTTGGTGGGGCGGCGTCAAGACGGTTGCTCACGGGTGGCGCTCCGGCATCCGGCTGCGGACCAAGCAGCCAAGGGCGGCGGTCACCGCGGCAAATGTCGTCATTGCCACCGTGTAGGCCGGCGCCGGGCCGAATATGACCGAGAACCAAGCTCCGATGGCTACGCCGGTCATTGAGCCGGCGAGCCAATCACACCAGCGCTGCGGGATCATGTCGGCACCCTGCGTCGGAACCAGACTCGATTCGAGTCAGTGACCGCGAAAGGCTCACCGCCGTCGCCGACCACTTCCCAGCCGCTTGTGGCCATGCGGCAGCTTCCCGTCTCCCACCGCTCGGGCTTCGGCGCCTGGTCAGCCTCGAATGCTCTGACGTATGCGCTGTTCTCCCGGGCGATCTCTGCCCGCAGCCGCTCGATCTCGGCCACGGCGTCGCGGAGCAACTGAAGCCGGACGATCGCGTTCCCGCGCGAGGCGAGGTCCGGATTCTCGATGATGTTCTTCAACCGCCCCAGCACGTCGTCTGGCGCGGTCGGGTTGAGCGCGGAGTCTTGGCACCGGCTGCTGATGCCGTTCGGGGGATGGTGAAGTTCGGTCATTCGGCAAGCTCCTTCATGTTCGGGCTTGCCTCGGCCGGTGCGGCACCATATCGGGAGGTGCCATTTGGCTGATGCGTGCCCAGGATCCGTGTCAGTCGCCCGCGGGGCTGCGAACCCCGTTGGCCATCCGAAAATAGCCGCAAGCCCGTCCCTAGCGCAAGCCGGGTGGCGGGCTTCGCGTTTCTGGGGTTATACTGCGACACCCCAGCGAGGGCTGCGGGTTACGAGCACTAGGAGCAGCACCGTGTACCTCAAGATTATGGATGCGAACTCCGCATCTGATGCCGAGTCGCGAAAAACCTATCTCATGTTGGCCGATGTGATATCGGTCAAATTCTCTCGCGCTTTGGGCGCAGGCCCCGCGCCGGAGATGGAGACCGTGGCATTCGTCCGGCTTAAATCCGGGGAACTGCAAACGCACCATGTCCCGGGTGATGCGTATCTCATGAATGATGACGGGAAGACGATTTCATCCGTAGCATGAGCGGGCTTCGCGTTTCTGGGGTAGATTGCGGGAGCTGCGGCGCGGTCGGCAACACAGGAGCCAGGGCACTTTCCCGGGCGGTGGCCAGCACGAGGCGTCGCAGCGCGTGGTGTGGGGTGGAGCAGTCCGGTAGCTCGTCAGGCTCATAACCTGGAGGTCAGGGGTTCGAATCCCCTCCCCGCTACCACCTTCTGTCGAAAATGCTTGAATCGCAGCGCTGAGCCGTCCATATCGCGGCTGTCCCTGCGGCTTTTCGTCCCCCGATCAGCCGCGCACAGGTCCAGATCGCGCCGCCCGGTCCGAAAGATCGCTGGCGGCGCGGTCACGTACGGTCCACGGTGCGGGCGAGACGTTTCCTCCCACTTCCAAACTTTCCCGGCCGTCCCATGCCAGAGGCGGCCGTTTTTCTTGCATCGGCGTGGCAATCGGGGTGAATGTGGCGTTCATTGCCACCTCGGGGGACGCCAGCATGCGCAACACCGACCCGCTTCGAAACGCCTATCCGGGCGACTTCTTCCATGTGAAGCCGCGGAAGGACTCGGCGGCGACGGTGATCGCGGTCTGCGCTTTGGTGGTCTGCCTGGTGCTGACCGCGCTGTTCGCCTCGGCGCTTTTTGGGTGGCCGATCGGATGAACGGCTCCGAGATCAAGGGCCTGAAACTGGCGATCCCGAAAAAGCGGCGCGAGGAGCGGTGCGACACCTGCTATTGGGTCCACCATGACGCGATGCGCGGGCTCGCCTGCCATGGTGCACCACCGACGGCCCACGTCCTGCAGGAGCAGGAGACGCCGCCGGTGATGAACCCACTCCGGCCCGGCGAAGTCATCCCCGGTCGGATGCGGTTGCGGCCGATCACGGTCTGGCCGCCGGTGGCCCCGGACGACTTCTGCCGCCATTGGGACCTCCGCGCCGGGCCGGCAGTATCCGCGATACCCCGACTCGGGGAGCCGGACCTGGAGCCCGGGGCGCCGCTCGACGAGACCGTGATCGAGCATCCGGTGACGAATGCGCCATGAAGGATCCGTCCGAGATGGAGCCGTGGGCGCGTCGCCTCGCGTTCCGGTATCTGGCGGTCCGACTCTTCGGCGACGAGTGGGCGGACAAGATGGCGCGATCGTCGGTGCACGTCGGGCCAGTCCAGATTCAGCAGTTTCTCGACGGCGGCGACGTGTCATGTCGGACCATACGAAAGCTGATGGACGCCATGGGGCGCGCAATCCATGAACTTCGCACGCCTCCGGGAGCGCCAGATAGTGATGCGATATCGCTCGACCGGCCCCAGGTCCCGAGAATCCCGCGCGACGCCGTCAACTGGAACGCGATTCGCGGCCGCGTCTGGCGGTCGGGTGACATGCGCTGGCGCACCCTCGACATCCGGCGGGACAGCGTCCTGTATGGTTTCGTCGAATACGGGCCGGAGAAGCCAGACGGCATACGGCCGGTTCTTCGGTATCACGGTGATTGGCGCTTCTGATGGGGGTTGACGGGGTCGCCCTAAGCTCAATGAGTCATTCTCGCGGCAGGAAGCGTACGCCGCGGGACATCTCGGTTGCTTCGGTCGAGACAATCGAGCTTGAGCGAGACGACGAAACTGGCGCCCTTCGCATGATTGTCGGGCCCGAGCTTCTTTCCGCAGATGCTGTCACTCGTGGTTGGGGAAGAGTCGAGGTGATCGTCGAATGCAGGACCGCCACCGGGACAGCGCCAGGCCGGTTGGCCTGCGACATTCACCCCGACGGCAGTTCGATCTATGTGATGTCCCCGGATGGCGCCAACTCCCTGATTTTGCGGCTCTCGACGGCCAAAGCGCTACTCGATCTGCTACCGAAGGCGATCATCATGGCAGAGGTTGTTGGCCGTGGCGGTTGACGTCACGAACCACTCGGTCCTGGTGATCGCCCGCGGCCAATCGCGTGAGGTGGTCGGCCGGCCCGGGCACATGACGCTGGAGGCGGCCGTGCAGGTCGCGGCGTCGGCTGGCGGCAAGCTGGTCGCCCTCCGGCTCAACCGCGGGCTGTCCAAGGACGGCGGCGTGCGACTTATATCTGTGCAGCAGGGGAGCGGGCGCTGATGGCCACTGAGCAGCTTGTCCTGCCTCAAGTGCCTCCGATCCCCGCCGATGCGGTAAACTGGCGCGACATTCGCAGCCACGTTTGGGAATCGGGCAACATGCGGTGGCGCACCGCGAACGGCAGCCGCGACAGCACGCTCCACGTCTTTATAGAGTATGGAGCCAAGGAGTCGGGCCGAGCGCCGACCCAGCTCCGGCGGTACAGCGACGGGAGGTTCTGATGCCGCTGGCGAAGGGCTCATCGGACGCCGTCCGCAGCGAAAATATCGGGGAAATGGTCCACGCAGGACACCCGGTGGCGCAAGCCGTCGCGGCGGCATATAACCAGCAGCGAGAGGCGCAGCACGCTCACCACGACCCTGGGCAGAAGGAAGCACATCATGGCCGAGTCGAGCGCACACGCGCCGGGTAACCTGATCAACTCGGACGACAGCGGTGGTATCCGCCAGCGCGCCCGCATGGGCGAGGGCAAAGGGCCGGTTGGGGCATCGAACTTCGGCGTCGGGCCGCTGCCAGGCCATGCCGTGGCGCACAATCACGGGGACCACATGCCGCACGACGGCGTGCATCTCGGCGACCATGAGCGCGCCGGTCCACCAGCGTTGCACATGGGCGACGGGAACATGCACGCCACGGCGCACAGCCACCACGGGCCGCATCACCACAACCACGACCATCACCATCTGCTCGACCATGACGAGGCCCGGCCGCATCACGTCGACGGCCACAAGGGCCACAAGGCGAAGAAGCGCTGAGTTTCCATTTCCGATTATTGGCAGGTTTTGGCCTGAAAACGGCCTGAAATCAGTCCAGGAGCGAACATGAGCGGTTCAAGCACGCAGGACGGCGGTCCCGACGTCGGCGAAGCTGTCGGGTCGGCGCTTGGAGGCGGCCAGTTCGCCTACACGCCCCCCTCGCAGCCGAATGCGTACGGCCCGACCCTCCCTCCCGTCGACGCCGAACAGCGCGCGGCCACTGCCGATCCCTCGGGAACCGCAGCCAGACAGCGTGCATGGCGCAAGGAGAGCTACGAGTTCGACAAGTCGAAACCTTCCCGGCCATAGGAGCGGGCATGAGCGACACCGACCAGATCGCCGCCGTTCCTGGCGACACTGAGACACACCCTGAGAGCGCGGCTACTACGGCCGGGGCCGCTCTGGATGCCAGCGATGGGTCCGGAGCGGCTGCCTCTGGGGATGAGCCGACCGACCGCGAAGCCGCCGTGCAGCGACTCGGGGTCGCGACCGACGCCGCGCTGAGCGAGATGGGATATGAGCGCGACGCGCCAGCGCCCGCGCCGATTTCCCCGATCGTCCCGCCGCCCCCGACTCTCGGCGTCCTGATTCACGACATGGGCGACGGCAATGCCGGCATCCACGCGATCGAGCCCGACGGCACCGAGCACGCGATCTCGATGCCGATGGCGCACGGCGCGCTGATCGCCTTCATGGACATGATCCGCGGCCGGCTGCCCGAGCTCGGCAACCGGGCGACGGCCTACACGGTCAAGAAGCCGGGTGAGGACGAGGAGCCGGCCGAACCACCGGTCGCGGCGTGATGGCCGATCCAGCCGATTTCGCGCACACGCCGCCCGACCAGGCGACTGCGCACATACCGACGCTGAAGCCGATGGAAGACCCGCGGGTGGAAAGCGATGAGCCGCTGAAGTTCCCGGACCGGATCAGGAGCCAGGGATCAAGCAATTCTCGCCGATGGTATGGCGGATGATCGACGGAACCGACTTGCCCTACACCCCATCGAACCAACCGGCAGCCCCCGTCTGATGGCCGTCATCACCACCGGCAATGAGCCGAAGGGACTCAGCGGAGGCACCAGGATGGCGAAGACCACGTTCACCCCGAGCGGCGGCGTCAAGGCATCCAGCCGGAAGGCGTCCGAGAAGCGCGGCCACACGATGAAGGGCGGCGGCTTCCCGATCGAGGACACTGCCGATCTGGCGCGCGCCAAACGTGACATCGGCCGGGCGAAGAACCCGGCCGCAGCCCGGGCCTGGGTGAATAAGCGGGCTCATCAGCTCGGCGCAGCACCGGTCGGCGCCCACGCGCACCACCCGCCGGCGCGCCGCTGACCCAGCCGGCCTGACGCATGCCCCTGGTCTACTCCTGCGAGGGCATGCCCACGATCCAGCGGTTCTTCGAATCGGATGCCTACATCCGCGGCCTCATGGGACCGTACGGGAGCGGGAAAAGCTCGGCTTGTGTGATGGAGGTCGCCCAGCGCGGCATCCGACAGGCTCCGGGACCTGACGGGGTGCGCCGGTCGCGCTTCGCGGTCATCCGTAACACGATCAAGCAGCTTGAGGACACGACCGAAAAAACTTTCCTGCAATGGTTCCCGCCGATCCAGTTCGGCGATTGGACCCCAAGCAAGCACAACTACAGAATCCGGGCTCTCCGCGGCGAAGGGGACGACCGAGGGGCGGAAATCGAGGTGATGTTCCGCGCCTTGGACCGCCCGGATCAGAAGGGCGACCTGCTCTCGATGGAGCTGACTGGCGCTTGGATCAATGAGGGCCGTGAGATCGACTGGGAAATTTTCGAGGCCGTGACTGGCCGCACCGGCCGGTATCCGCCGAAGGGCATCGGGCCCGGGGCGACTTGGTTCGGCCTATTCAGCGACACGAACCCGCCCGACACGGATTCAGATTGGTACCGGTTTTTCGAGGAGGAGGACCACTCCGAGAAGGTGGCCGAACTCGCCAAAGTCGTGCCGGGCATGACTGTCGACAGCTTCCGGCAAATCTTCAAACAGCCCAGCGGACGATCGGCACGCGCGGAAAATCTCAACCACTTGGTCGACGGCTATTATCAGCGCGAGGCCATCGGCAAGAGCGACGAGTGGGTCAAGATCTTCGTCGACGGCCAGTACGGCTTCACGGTCGAAGGGCGCCCGGTCTGGCCTGGTTACAGCGATGCGCTTCACTGCCCCGCGGAAAAACGGCTCTGGCCGCGCCCGATCGAGGGTCTGCCAATTCAGCGGGGCTGGGATTTCGGGGGCACTCCGGCCTGTGCCTTCAGCCAGATCACTCCCCGCGGGCAGTGGATCATCTTCGACGAGATGACGTCGACGCGGTCCGATGCCGACGAGTTTTCCGATCATGTGCTGGACCACTGCGCGCGTGAGTATCCGCAATTCGAGTTCGAGGACGTGGGCGACCCCGCTGGTAACTCGCGGTCGGATGCCGACTCGAAGACCTGCTTCATGATTCTCCGTGGCAAGCACATCCTGATCGAGCCGGGTATCCAGACCCTGGCCATCCGGCTTGCCAGCGTGGCGAAGCCGCTCCGCACCCTAGTCGACGGCGGCTTCCCGCAGTTTGTCCTTCATCCCCGCTGTAAGGACCTGCGCCGCGGCATGATGGGGGGCTACCATTTTCGTCGGATGAAGATCAGCGGTGAGCGCTACGCTGAGACCCCAGAAAAGAATAAATTCTCCCATATTTGCGATGCGCTGGGGTATACTGGCACGCGCCTGTTCGGCGTCGCGCTGCGATCACCCCCGGATAATGGCCAATCTTCTCGCCAATATGGCGACCGACTGGACGACCGCAGCAGATCGGGTGTCACGGGATATTAGTCCTATTTCCCGGATGCCAGAACTCGCCGTGAATGCGACGTGCTGCTGCGCAGTAGGCTTCGTGAGCCTCAATCTCGGTCTCGAACCGGCCGAGGTAGAGCTGCTTGCCGTTCTCGCCGATGAATGACATGAACTGGCCGCGATGCCGATAGGCCCCTTTGAGGGCGCTGGGATATTTCCGATCAGCGTGGCCGAGCATGTTCCGTGTGTTTTCGGCCTTCGATGCACCGCGAAGGTTCGTGAGGACATTGTTGTCGGTCACGTGATCCCAGTGATCGACGGTTGGCGGGTCCTCACCGGTCTCCATTCGCCAGATCAGGCGGTGCACCGGCCAGTGCTGCATGTCGAGGTTAGCCCGTAGGTGGCCCGATTTTCCTGCTCGGCTATCGCACACGTCGCCCGCAAACCGGGTGTTGTATGATTTCCATGCCGCATCGGACGCGAAGTGGTGCCGCGGCCGCCAGCGGCGCTTCAAGATGCCGGTTTCGGGATTGTATTCGAAGCACTCGCATAGATAGGCCTGGGGCGGTAGGGTGCGGGACGTCATGTATTCCTCCGACAAGGGATCATGGCCAGGGTGCCGCGGCGGTGACACGCCGCGGTGTCCCGATCCTACCACAATCGGCCGGGGCGCCAAGCATGGGCCTATCGCAGACTCGTCTGAATAATTCGTTCCGAGGCGCTCCGCTTCGCCTGGCGACGCGCGAGGAGGAGATGTCGGCCTACGATTCGCTGCCGCGCGACCTGCGCCGGGCGCTGGACGAGAACGCAACCAACCTCTCGGCGGTCAACTGCGTCGTGCAGGCCTGGAAGCTGCTGGACATGGGCGCATCGCCGGCCCGTGCCGCTGCCGCAGTCGCCAACAAGATCAGGCAGATCGAGCCGAACGAGATCGCCATTTTCGGCGGAGAATATAAGTCAAAATATAACTCCGTTTTGGGCCATATCGCCGCCCGCGCGACCGTGATGCGCTATGGACCCGACGGCCCGAGCCGGCATCCTCCGCGGCGCGCCCCCCAGATCAGGGGCATGCGGCTGGACGTGCAGGTGGCAGCGTGAGCAGGGTCGGCGGCCGCACACGCGCAGAGTGGACAGCCTACTATCAGGGTCAGCTCGATGCTACGGAGCGCATACGCCGGCTGAATGCCGAAGCTTCGCAGGAATGCGCGAGTTGGCGCGCGACTTGGCGCGAGACTTGGTTGCCAAGGGAACGCGCCCGCATCTTTGCCTCCGGTCGGGCGGCGCGCGAGGAGGTTGAGGACAATATCGTCACCGTGGCTGAAATCGAAGCGCTTGGCTGGCGTCAGGACGTACATTGCAGATGGTGGCAAGCGCCATGAGCGCCACGCTCACCGGGCCGAAGCCGCCGCTGCCCAGCCCGAAAAGAAAGCGCCCTGTCGCAGATGAACGGGCCGAGCACGACCGCATTTTGGCCTCTGGGCATGCGACGGATGAGGAAATAGCCGAGGGAAAAGTGACCATCAAGGAGATCGGGGCACTCGGGTGGGCGCCAGACCCAGTGCGCCGGATATGGTTCGGCCTATGAGCGCCACACTCGCGGCCCCGACACCGCCCCTTCCCGGTTTGCCGCCGAGCCTGCTGCCCAAGGGCAACGGCGCCGCGCCGCCCGAGACCGCCGAGGACACCGAAGCGGCCTCCGAGTCGCAAAAACCGCCCGAATCCGAGCACGCGGCGCTGCTGCGGCGCTGGGCGCGGATGGTCAACATCGCTGACGAGTTTTTCCACCGGGAAGGCGACACAAACGCCGAGCTCGACAAGCTCCAGATGCGTGTCAGCCGCGAGTACGACGTCGACAAGCAAAGCTGCGCCGACTACCTCGAAAAATACCAAAAATGGCTCGATTTCGCCATGCAGATCACGAAGGAGAAGACCTATCCGTGGCCGCGGGCGAGCAACGTCATCTATCCGCTGCTGAGTTCGGCCGCCATCCAGTTCGCCGCGCGCGCCTACCCGTCGATCATCCGCGACAAGGACGTGGTGAAGGGCCAGATCGTCGGAGACGACAAGGGCACACCGACCCCCGACCCGGCCACCGGCGGCCAGTTGCAGATCAATGGCCAGCCGCAGTGGGTCTCGCCGCCCGGGGCAAAGAAGATCAAGGCCGATCTCGTCGGTCGCCACATGAGCTGGCAGCTTCTGACCGAGCAGGAGGAGTGGGAGCCGCAGACCGATCGCATGTTGATCGTGCTGCCGATCGTCGGGACCATGTTCCGGAAGTCGTTTTTCGACCCCAATCTGCGCCAGAACGTCTCGGAGACCGTCGACGCGACCCGGCTGTGCGTGAATTACCACGCGCGGAGCTTCGAGACCGCGCCGCGCAAGACCGAGATCTTCGAACTCTACCCCTGGCAGATCGAGGAGCGGATCCGGTCCGGAATCTATCTGGACCGCGACTACGGGGCCGATACCGATGAGCGCTCGGCCGAGGATGAGGACAGCCCGGTCACCTTCCTCGAGCAGCACCGCCGCTATGACCTGGATGACGACGGCTACGCCGAGCCGGTGATCGTCACCATCGCCCGCGACTCGGGAAAATTGGCCCGAATCCGCGCCGGCTGGGAGATGAGCGGCGTTGAGTGGACGCGCGACGACCGAATCCGCCGGATCGAACCGGTCGATTACTACACCAAATTCGGCTTCATCCCGTCGCCGGCGTCATGCGTCTACGACATCGGCTTCGGCCATTTGCTGTTCCCGATCAACGAGGCGATCAACACGTCGCTCAACCAGATGTTCGATGCCGGGCACCTGCAGAATGTGGGCGGCGGCTTCATCGGCTCGGGGCTGTCCATCAACACCGGCGCGGTCCGTTTCCAGGTCGGCGAGTACAAGCCGGTCAACACCATGGGCGGCAACATCCGCGACCAGGTGTTCACCCTGCCGTTCCCCGGGCCCAGCCAGGTGCTGTTCGCCCTGGTGCAGTTCCTGGTCGAAGCCGGCAAAGAGATCGCCGCGGTCAAGGATGTCATGGTCGGCGACATGCCAGGGGACAACACCTCGGGCATCACCACGCTGGCCGTGATCGAGCAGGGGCTGAAGGTCTACTCGGCCATCCACAAGCGGATCCTGCGGTCGCTGGGGTACGAGTTCCGCAAGCTGTTCCGGTTGAATCGGCTCTATCTGCCGCTCGAGGGCGGCTGGATGGACGGCGACGAGTGGAAGTCGATCACCCGGGACGACTATGCAAAATCGGCAGGGGTCGCCCCGGTCAGCGACCCGCAGATGGTCACCGACATGCAGCGCCTCGGCCGGGCGCAGTTCCTGATGCAGTTCAAGGACGACCCGCTGTTTGACGGCCGTAAGATCAGGATGGCCATCCTCGATGCCGCGCTGATCCCCGACGCCGAGGGCTTCCTTGCCCAGCAGCCGCCGCAGGACCCGAAAGTCGCCTTGAAGGGCCGCGAACTCGACATCCGCGAAGCGCACGAGCACGCCGAGGCATTCCTGCGGAAGCGCCACGACAGCGTGACCATGATCAAGGACATCGCCCAGGCCGAGCTATACCTTGCCCAAGCCCGCGCGCTGGATAATGATGCACAGCTTAAATGGGTCGAGCAGCACCTCGAAAGGCTCAAACTTGAGTACGACGCAGCCGCAGCCAGCAGCGCAGGCAGTGACACCGGAGAGGGCGGTTCCCCCGCTCCTGGTGGAGCTCAGCCCCCAGCAATTCCAGGCATGGCGCCACCACCCGGTAACCCGGCTGCTCTTGCAGGACTATCTGCCAGCATGGCGGGCAGCCCGGGGCAAGGAACTGCTTAATTGCATCCTCGGCGGCAGCGCTGACGTTCCTACGCAGCAGCGCGTGCGCGGCGAAATCCTGATGGCGATGGGGATCGAGGACATTTCGCTGGAGACGCTGCGGCACTTCTGGGATGTGCCGCGTGACGGGACGCCGGCCTCAGCGCGCGACTATATCAACGCCGGGCCTTGGAACGACGACCGGCCGCGACCGCCGGTGGGCGGCTACTGATGACCCTCGTGGAAGCCCGCACCGTCCAACTCGGCATGGCGATCACGGTCGAGGATGAGACGTTCGCCAAAATGGCGGAGGCCGTGCAGCATCGGTTCGGATGCACGCCGTCCGCTGCTCGGGGCGCAGTGCAGGACGTGCTGGACTGGATCGGGGTCGAGCCAGAGTCCGGGCGCCCTGACGACGCCGGTCCGCGACCATCCCAGGAGGGCCGGGCATGATGGGCGATTGCACGACGGCGCGAGGCGGATGGGAGGCGCCAGCAGGCAATAAGCCGACCGGGCGCGAAAACACCGTGCAGTTCTCCTGCGGCGAATGCGGCCACAAAGAGCCTGAGCAGCCGTGGCCGCTGGATCGTGCATCGGTCGCTATGCGCGAGTGCTCTGCCTGCGGCGCGCACCGGATGAAATTTGTCGCCTGGGAAGCTGGCGCCGAGAAAGAACCGCCATGACCCTCGAAGAAGCCGTCGCCGCCTTCGAATCGCAGATGACCGTGCATGAGGCGGTCGGCTACCCGGTGAACGACCACGGCGCTAGGGACATGAGCCGGGCGCCGACGGGTGAGCGGTACATCACCTTCGGTTGCATCGGCAGGAAGCCAGAGGGCGAGCGGATCGAGGCCTGGTTCTCGAAGGAGGATGCGGCGGTCGCCTTCTGGCTCGATTACATCCAAGGCTACGCGGCGAACTGCGGCAAACAGCTCTACTGGCGCGAGCGCCCCGAGATCGTGACCGGGACCTTCGTGGCCGTGAATCAGGCCGAGGCGATGCAGGACCAGCGGCTACGGGACAGCCTCTCGGTGGAGCTTCACACCGTCTGGTGCCGCCTGCTGGTGTCGGCCAAGGGACCGGACGGGAAGATCATCGACGTGATCGAGGACCAGGGCTGATGCAGGAGCGCTTTCTCACCACCGACCGCGGTACGTTCAAGCTCGCGGAATACGACGGCCGCAACCGCGCCGGCCTCAAGCCCCTCTGCGACAACGTGCTGGTGCTGATCGACGCGATCGCTGGGGAAATCCCCGTCGCTGGCACCGAGGTCAAGCTGCACATGACCGATCAGGCCCAGGAAACCGGCACGCTCGGCTCGACCACCGGCGTCATCATCGCCGTCGGGCCGCAGGCGTTCGCCTACGACATGGACCGGCTGGTGAAGTGGGAAGGCGAGCGGCCCAAGCCGGGCGATCGCATCTGGTTCCAGCGCTACGCCGGCCAGGAGCACACCGGGCTCGACGGCAAGCTGTACCGGATCATGCAGGACCGCACGATCGCTGGCATGGAAGACAAAGAGGCGATGGCACTCATCGCGGCCGAGGGGGAGGCCGACCAGGTGGTGCGACGGGCGAGGGCTTAACGAGTGTCCGAGACGCAGCAATCCGGTGCCAATGGCGCCGCGCCTCACGCCGCAATCGAAGGTCTGACCGCAGAGGAGGTTGAGGCTTCTGCGCGCGCGCTCGGGTGGAAGCCCCAGGCCGAGTTCCGCGGGCCGCCCGACAAGTGGCGCCCAGCCGACCAGTTCATGGCATCGGCGGCCAACCCGGCGATCCTGGCCAACAATTTCCGCGTGCTCAGCGATCGCTACCGGACGCTGGAAAGCACGCATCGCACCACGACGCAGCAGCTCACGCAGAAGCTTGATGAGGCCGTGAGCATGGTCGGAACGCTGACGGAGCGGACACGCACCTCTGAGGAACGCGCCTACGCCCGCGCGCGCAAGGAACTACTGGCCGAGCGCGACAAGGCGATCACCGAGGGCGACGCGCCGCGCGTGCGCGAACTCGACACCGAGGTGCAGGAGCTCGACGCCGGGAAGCCGCCGCCGAAGCCGACCGCGACGACCGCGACGACCACGACGACTGCCGCGCCCGCGCAGCCGACCACGCAGCAACTCGACCCCGAGATCGCCGCTTGGTCCACCCGGAATCCGTGGTTCTTCAGTGATCCCGATTTGGCCGCGGCCGCGAACGGTGTCAGTTCGGCGCTCCGGGCGAACCCGGCGACGGCCAGCCTCTCGGTCGCCGACCATCTCGTGCAGGTCGAGAACACGATCAAGCGGACCTTCCCGGACAAGTTCGCCGCCCCGAAATCGGCGGCGCGCGCAGTTGCCGCCGGTGATGAGGACGACGACGCCGAGCCGCCAGCGGTCGAGACCCCGAACAGTGGGGGCGCTGGTCGGCCGCAGGGCCAGCGCAACCGCCGCGACTTCGCCAGCATGCCGCGCGAGTCGAAGCAGCAGTTCGCCCGGTACAAGGAGATGATCGGCCGCAAGGTCGAGGAAGGCGGCAGGGTTAAGCCTTTGACAGAAGCCGAATGGGCAGCCAACTATTGGTCACAGTTCGAGGACGCCTGAGATGTCGATCCGTGACGCACTGAGCCAGGAAGGCGCCGACCAGCAGCGCGCCGCGCAGGCCGCGGCCGCCGGCATCTCGCTGACCGGTCTCAGCAACAAGCACCGCGAGCGGACCGCCGACGAACCGATCTTCGGTGAGCGGGTCGACCCCGCAGCGATCCGCGGCATGGAACCAGGCACCGAAGTGCCCCCCGGCCTCGCCAAACCGCAGCTTCGCCAGGCCATGACAGCCCGCGAGCGCGTCCCGTTCGGCAACGCGCACCAGCGGCTCTACTGGGCGCCACGCCCTGGCTTCCGGCGCTACTGGTTCAACGACACGGCGGGGCGAATCGGCCTGGCCAAGCGTGCCGGGTACGAGCATGTCGTCGACCCCGACACCGGATCGGCGGCCTGCCGCATCGTCGGAACCGACCGCGGCGGCCGCGACATGAAGGGCTACTTGATGGAAATCCCCATCGAGTGGTATTGGCAGGATATGCAGGTCGCTCAGGACCAGCGGGACCACGATCTGAACCAGATCAAATCTGGTCAGTATGGCCCCGGGGCAGACGACCACCGCTATGCTGGTAGCTCCAAGGGGGGCATCAGCATCAAGTTCGGGACCGGCCGCTCAGCATAGCGTCCCTCCCCAGACCGCCGGGCGCCCCAGCACGCCAGCGCCGGCGAGGTCCAGCAGACCAAATCACAGCCTGAACTGCCGAGCCCATCCGGGCCGGCTTCTGTGACCCACATGCTGGGGGTGCGCCGCGATGGCCAACACGAATGCACCGTTCGGGATCCGCCCGTATGCGTACCGCAGCGGAGCCCCCTACAATGGCGCGGTCCGCACCTATTACGTCCCCGTCGGCAACGCCACCGCCCTCTATTTCGGTGACCCGGTTGTCCTCATCACCAACAGCGGTGACGGCAACGGCGTCCAGACCGTGGAGATCGCCACGGCCGGCAGCACCTCGGGCACCTCCCTGACGTACGCCATCCTCGGCAGTTTCCAGGGCATCTCGAACAATGCCGGGACGACGACCATCCCGGTGCTGCAGAGCGCCACGCCATACCTGCCGGCCAGCACCGCGGCCTACATCTACGTGGCCGACGATCCGACCCTGCTCTACATCGGCCAGGAAGACTCAGTCGGTGGCGCGCTCGCCTCGGGGGCCGCCGGCCGCAACGTCTCGCTCGTCGCCGGCGCCGGTTCGACCGTCACCAGTCAGTCCGGCTGGCAGCTGCAGTCGAGCTCGTTGAACACGACTGCCCTCCAGTTCCGGCTAATCCAGCTGCTCCAGGAGAGCGACAACGCGCAGGGCACGAACGCGCGCTGGCTCGGCTTCATCAACAACCACCCGTGGACCCAGACCACCGGCATCTGATCCGGCTATCGCGAAGGAGATCAAGCTATGGCCGTCATCACTACCGGCACGCATCCAAAGGCACTCTGGCCGGGGATCAAAGCGTGGTTTGGGCGCAGCTACGACGAGCACATGCCCGAGTATCCCGACCTGTTTGAGATGGACACTTCGGACAAGGCGTACGAGGAGGAAGTCGAGATCACCGGCTTCGGCCTGGCGCCGGTCAAGCCGCAGGGCGCCCAGATCTTCTACGACATCGAGGTCCAGGGTCCGGTCAGCCGCTTCACCCACGTCGCCTACGCCCTCGGTTACATCGTCACTTTCGAGGAACTTCGCGACGATCTGTACGAAGTCGTCTCCAAGCGCCGCGCGCAGCAGCTCGCCTTCAGCATGCGCCAGACCAAGGAGAACATCCTCGCCTCGACCTACAACAACGGCTTCTCCGGCTCATACACCGGCGCCGACGGCGTCAGCCTGTTCTCGACTGCACACCCCACCCTCTCGGGCAACCAGTCGAACCTGCTGACCACCGCAGCCGACCTCTCCGAAGCCTCGGTCGAAGACCTCTGCATCCAGATCATGCAGACCACCAACAACCGCGGCCTGAAAATCTCCGCCCTGCCGCAAAGTCTCCACCTCCCGACCCAGCTCTGGTTCGAGGGAAACCGCATCCTCCACTCAATCCTCCAGTCCGACACCGCCAACAACAACATCAACGTCCTGCGAGCCACCGGAGCCTTCCCCAAGGGCATCAAGGTGAACCACTACTTCACCTCGGCAACGGCTTGGTTTATCAGAACCAATATCCCTCGCGCAATCCAATACTTCGAGCGCGACAAGCTAAGCTTTGATCAAGATAATGACTTCGATTCTAAGAACAGCAAGGCTGCGTGTTACGAGCGATACTCAGCCTTCTGGGCCGACTGGCGCGGAGCTTTTGCCACGCCGGGCGTCTGACCTTCCAAATACTTCGGCTTTACTCGCGAAGGGCGCTTGCAATTTAACAGTTGCGGCGCCCTCTCCGTTTGTGCAATATTCCCATCGTCCCCAGCAGAGGATGAACGGACGATGTGCTCAAACTGTGAAAACCCTTCGGTCTTGGCTCGTGGCCTATGCGCGGGCTGCTATCACATTCAGCGCCGAACTGGCTCCCTCCAACGCACCAATATCCGCCGGACCGGCTCTTGTTCCGAGCTGGGATGCGGCAAAGCCATATTTGCTCGGGGTTTTTGCCAGAAGCACTACGATGCCAACCAGCACCCGCTGAAAACCCCATGGACGCTCCTTCGGTCGCGGTGGCCTGGCGAGTTTCCCGCGTCGTGGGATCGATTCGAGGCGTTTCTGGCCGATGTTGGTGATCGGCCTACGGCGAAGCACCAACTCAGACGCATCGATTCTTCAAAGCCTTACTCGGCGGCGAACGTGCAATGGCTGGAACCGATCGGCGTCGGGCGCGATTCGATGTCGCCTGAGTCGCGGGCAGCCTACGAGCGCGCATGGCGATTCAAGCGTCGGTACGGCATCACGATCGAAGATTACGACCGGATGCTCGCCGAGCAGGACGGCAAATGCGCCCTTTGCCACCAGCCGCCGGCACGGATCTTCCGGAAGACGGGAAAGGTGCAGGACCTCGCCGTTGACCACGATCACGCTACCGGCGACGTGCGTGCACTGCTCTGCACCGACTGCAACACGATGCTCGGTCTCGCGGAGGATTCGCCAGACCGCCTCCGCGCCGCTGCGGCCTACCTGGAGCGCCACACCAAGTCGTCCGACGGCGTCGCTCTGACCTCGATGGCGCACCCGATCGGCCCTGGTGTCGGCCGCGGCCACCGGATCAAGCCATCGTCGCTGGTGACCGAAACGGTGATGGTGGACACCGAGACCGGCAAGATGCGCCTGGTCTGCGATCCGATCCAACCGCAAGTTGCTTGATCGGTGTCCAATTTTCTGCGCACCATCGCGAATTGGCTTCTCGCGCTGTCAATTCCCGACCCTGACCTTCAGTGCGAGGCCGTTGCCTGGGCGGCTCTGTTCCTGGGCGCCTCCGACTGGCTGGCAGCACTCAACCAATGGAGACAAACATGATCCGACTGTTCAAAGACCGCCGCGGCGTTTCGTCCCTCGAGTACGCCGTGCTCGCCGTGTGTGTCGTTGGCGTCGTGGCTGCGGCCGTGACGCTGGTGCTCGGGCCGGCGATCACCGGCGCGTTCAATGACGTGGCGAGCTCGATCAGCGCCGCGATGACGACTGCCAAGGGCACCTGACGCCCGCCAGGGTTGCGTTCCCGCTGTAATTCCCGCACAAAAACGCTACCGCACGCGCCGCGTGTGAGGCCCTGCGCGTTGGTGTTGGGGCAACCCCAGGTTTGGGAGACCGGCTGATGGCCGAGCGATCGAAGGCGAAAGAGCGCAAGGAAGACAAGAAGGAAGACCGCAAGAAGGCGGCCAAACGCCGGATGAAGAAGAAGGACGAGAAGAAAGAGGAACACAAGCGGCGCTGATTTCTGCGGCGGGGTGCTGTAAGGTGCCCCGCTGACCTTCCCCAGCAGCGGAGGATGACATGGCTGACAACCGAGACGACGAGGGCTTCGGCACTACCGCTCGGGGCGACGGCGCTCAGCATCGCCGCGACGCGCTACCCTATCTCGGCGCCGCCGCGATCGGTGGTAATCCGGCGGATTGCCTTGGGCAGCCGCCCCGGCCCTCACCGCTTCAATCCCAGATCCCCTTCAAGGCACCGGCGGTTGATCAGAATGAGATCGCGCGTGATCTGATGCGGCGCACCCAGGCTGCCGTGCTGCGGATCACCGGCATCCCGGCCACCTATCTCAGCCAGGACGCTCTGATCGCTGAACTCCAAGCTGCCAATGCACGCCTCCGCACCGAGGTCGAGGCGCTCCGGGTCGAGCGGGACGAGGCGCGAAGCCGCCTGGTGTCGGCCGCCGAGACGATCCGAAAGCTCGCCACCGGTGAACCTGCCATGTGGTCGGACGGCAAGAAGGTGGAGGTGCGCGGCGTGTATCCGCCGATCCGAGCGGACCGGGATGAGGCTTGGCATGACGCACGGATGACCGGCACTGGCTGGCTCCGGGTGACGCAACCTGAGCCCGAGGCGCCGTCCACCGCCGCCCACTCCAAGCCCTTCCCAGCGAAGGCCATGCGATGAGCGCTGAGCCAGATGCCGAGTACGGCACGCCGCAGGAATGCATGGATGAGCAATGGCTCGACCTGCCGGCGACGTACGTCGATTGCTGGCAGGGCGGTCTGCTGAATGAGGGATCCATTCTGCGGCTGACCTTCGGGCACGGCGATCCGAAGGGGTACGCGACCTTCACGCAGGCGCTTGCCATGCCGGCCGGCATGGCGCGGCAAATGGTCCGCCGGCTTGTCAAGGCGCTGGAGATGGATCAGCACGACCTGTTCGGACCTGAGAGACCCAAATGAGCGACACGTTCCTATCCTTCTACGTGGTCCGCCTGCACCTGAAGGTGGGCGGCTACCTCGACTTCCGGTTTGACGACCTTGGACACGCCACCGAGGCTTTGAAGGGCGTCCTGGCCGGCAAGAAGTCTGGCAAGCCGATGCGGGTGTATGACGGCGCTGGCACCGAGACGCATTTCGACGACGCGGATGTGCAGGGCATCGGCCCGGTGACGCTGCTGGACATCCCGGCGTCGGCCGCCGCGGCCACTCGGTCCATCGCGATCGCCGGCCTGGCAGAGCGAATCGAGAACGAGCGGTTGGCGCGACTCGGGATTGTGTTGCTGCCTCCCGAGCAGCAGGCCCCGCGCGCGCCGGCGAACGGCACCGGCGGCGGTCCTGGCATCCCGGCCCCTGGCAGCTTCCTGCCGGCGTCGCCTGGCGGTCAGCCGCCTTTTGCTGGGTAGGCTGTGTCCGACCGGCTTGCCAAGGCCGATTGGACAGTGCGCGTCGTCGACATCGGCGTGGCCCGACGGCTCGTGGAGCGGGAGCACTATGCGCGCGGCGCTCCGAACACAGCGACGTTCCTTCATGGCCTGTTCCGTGCCGCCGCCTTCTGGGATGAGGAATGCGTCGGCGTCGCATGGTGGATACCGCCGACGCGGAGTGCGGCCGAGGCCACCTTTCCCGCGAACTGGCTTGGCGTACTTAGCCTGTCGCGGCTCGCGATCACGCCCGACGCCCCGCGGAACGCCGCCAGCTTCCTGATTTCGCGATCGCGACGGCTGATCGACCGCATGCGGTGGCCGTGCCTCGTGACCTACGCCGACGAAATGCAAGGCCACACCGGGGCGATCTACCGGGCTGACAACTGGACCTATCTGGGCCGGACAAAGCCCGAAGCAGCCTTCGCGGTGCGGGGCCGGCTCACGGCTCGGAAAGCGGGCGGTCACACGCGGACGCGGACCGAAATGGCGCAGCTCGGCGCCGAGTCGCTCGGCAGCTTTGCGAAGCACAAGTTCGTTCACATCGCCGCCTGACGCTCGGCGGTTGCGCCCCGCGCGCCGCCCGCATATTCTCCCGCCCGAGCGCGCCAGCAGTCGCGGCTTCCACCAGCGATGGAGCCCCGCATGGCCGCCGGTCAAGTCATCTATTCGCCCGGTCACATCATCCTGCCGGTCGGGCCGCCTGGTTCCGGTGCACCGCTTCCCGACGCCGCGCCGAGCATCCGGCACATGGGCATTGCCGTGCAGGACCCGCGGGTGCCGTACACTCCGGGCGCTCAGACCGGCAACGTGGCATTGATCGGGCACTACTTGGGCGGCATGGGGCGGTCCGGAGGCGAAGCGCCGAGCACCATCAGCACGTCCAACATCGCCGCGAACCAGCACACGGTCACTTTGACGCCGCTGAACCTGGTCACCACGTCGGGTTCCGGCATCACTGTCACGAGTACGCCATTCCTCTGCTTCGGCAGCAACAACACCATTCCTACCGGCACGCTGGTCATCGACGGGCTGCCGACCTACGGCAAGCTCGGCAGCGGCTTCATCACCGGCATCTACGACCCGGCGGCGTGCATCGGACGCGCGGTGTCGGTGACGGCGGCGGCCGGCGCGACGGCGACGACCATGCTGATCAAGGGCGCGGACATCTACGGCTACCCCATGTCGCAGCTTGTGACGATCTCGGCTGGCTCGACGGTGAACACGCTCAAGACGTTCAAGTTCATCTACTCGGTCACCCCGACGGGCACGGACAGTTCGCACAATTACAGCATCGGAACCGCCGACATCTTCGGCTTCCCGGTGATCTGCAACCACTTCTCGGACTGCTTGATCTACTGGAGCAATCTGCTTCAGGTGTTCTCCACCTATACCGTACCGGATGCGACCACGCCGGCGACCACGGCGACCGGCGATGTGCGTGGCACCTGGACGAACGGCGGCTCGGCATCGAACGGCACGATCCGGCTGGACATGCTGCAGATGTTCACGCTGGGGATGTTCACCAATGCGGCCGGCCCGGCAGTCGGAATTTACGGGGTAGCGCAGGTATAGCGTCCGCCTTCACCTTCACCCGAGAGAGGATGACCATCCATGGCCCAAACCCAAGGCGTCGTCATCGCCCCCGGTTCGGTGGTGTCGCAGCAGCAGGCCGGCCAGAACCCGGTTGAGTCGCAGGGCGGCTACGGCGAGCAGATCGTCTCTGAGCTCCACGGCAAGTGGTACACGGCGACGCGCGGTGGCCTCGTGTTCACTGCCGCGGCGACCGCTGCGATCACGCTGCCGATCACCAGCGCGGCCCTGGTCAGCAAGTTCTGCCTGATCAACCCACTCGGCTCGGGGAAGGTCATGGAGCTGATCGACGCGGATTTCGCCTCCGTGAGCGCGACCGAGGTGGTGAATGCCATCCAGCTCGTCTACCAGACGACGCCGGGCGGCGTGACCGGCCTGGCCTCGACCACGGCCGGCACCATCCTGAGCAGCATGCTGGGCAGCTCGGCACCCGCCTCAACCTCGGTGGCCACGTACTATGTCGCCGCGACCCACACTGGCACGCCGGTCGTCTACGGCAGCCTGTGGGACGTGAGTGCGACCGCCGCGGGCATTTCGAGCACCCACTATGAGTTCGACGGCAAGATCCTGGTCTACCCGGGCTGCATCATCGACCTGGCGACGAGCACTGCGGGGCTGACGAACTGGGTCGGGCAGCTCCGCTGGGCCGAGTTCGCGCCGTAAACGGAGCCGGCCGATGAGTGACGTCGTCAACTACCAGATTCTGGAGCAGGGTCCGCGCAACGCGATCGTGCAGCTGACGGACGTGTCGGATGGGACCGGGTTGGCCAACTACGTCTTCGTCGACGGCACGAGCGCCGGGCCGTTCGGGGTCAGGGTGCAGGGCCAGACCTTCTATCCCGGCATCCACCTGAAGCTGGTCGAGATCAAATGGCAGTGCCAGGGGATGGGCTTCGTCCTGTATTGGGGGGCGAACGCGAACGTGCCCTTCTTCACTGGAACCGGCTTCGGCCATCAGGATTTCCGCAAGTCGGGCGGCATCTACTACCCGCAGCCGAACCCGACCGGCTCGACCGGGCAGGTGCTTCTGACGACCACGGACACTGACCCCGCGCAGGCGGTGCCAACGTTCAGTGTGTGGGCCCGATTCGTTAAGGGCGTGCCGCAGGGGTGACCGCGCCGGGGCGGCCGCGATAGCGGCCCTTGCGGGTCGGCTTCGACAAAGCATCCTCGGCCGTCCAGCCCATTTGGTTCAGACGCGATTTCAGTGTGTTGGGATTGATGCCCACCTCCCTCGCCCAAGCTGGACCGATCAGTTCCTTGCCGCGGAAGCCGATGCGGTGATTGTTTCGCTTGTTCGCGCCCTGTTCGTATGGCGATTCCCACCGGCAGTTTGAGGGACTATAGGGACCGTCGTTGTCGATCCGACCCAGCGAGTGTTGCGGCGAAGGCTTGGGCCCCATGTCCCTCAGGAAGGCCTCAAAGCTCGCCCACGTCGGGTCACAGGTGATGCCCCGGCCGCCATAAAGCGCCCAGTCGTTCCTGTTTGAGCAAATGCAGCGCGACCGCATATTCCCCCACGCGACGTGCTCTGCGGTGCCCACGAGGCCGTGTGTCGTGTGCGCCGCGCGCAGCTTCGCGCTCATCGCACATTGGCAGGTCGGGCGCCGTCGCTCGCGGAGGGAGTGGTCCTTGATCGACACGATGGCCGAGCAGACGCACAGGCAGCGCCACTTCGGCACGAGCACGCTGTCAGTGTCACGCTCAATCGTCGTCAGCGATCCGAACGTGACGCCGGGTACAATTTCGGGCAATTTACGTTTAGCCATCGGGCCGCCTCACCGGTTCGTGGACAGGATCGCGTCGGCCTGCCAGGGTCGGCGCGGTCCGATCCTACAACAACCTGTGGAGCGACTCCAGCATGAGCGACGCCCCCCGCAAAAATGAAGCGTTTTGGTCTTGGTTCGACGCGGAAGCGCGCCCGCGGCTCGGAGTGCGTGCCCCGACTTTCAGCCGCGCCTTCGAGTACTTGGACACCTTGGACGGTCCAGTGACTATCCTTGAAACCGGTTGCATCCGGAACCCCGGCAACTGGGAGGGCGACGGGCAGAGCACGGTGCTGTGGGATCGGTATGTGCACGAGCGCGCAAACGGATGGTTCGTCTCGGTGGATTTCGA